GATTCAGTGCAGTGGCCATTGGTCGTGCCGCAGGTAATTATCGTCAAGGACACGGTTCAGTGGCCATTGGCAAGAATGCTGGCTATTGCGATCAAGAAAACAATGCAGTTGCCATTGGTAACTACGCAGGACGATACAATCAATACTGTGAAGCAGTGGCCATTGGTTACTATGCCGCTGAATACTGCCAGAGTTGCGGTTCAGTTGCTATTGGTCGCTATGCAGGACAATGCTGTCAGGGCATTTCATATAATTGCTCCAGCAGTGGTGGTGCCATTGCAATAGGTAGCTATGCAGGTGAATGTTGCCAACAGTATCATGCCGTTGCTATTGGACGCGACGCAGGTAACTGTGATCAAGGATTCAGTGCTGTGGCCATTGGTCGCAGTGCAGGTAATAACAATCAAGGCCATGGTGCTGTGGCAGTGGGTAAACAGTCTGGTTACTGCTGTCAGGGCATCAACTCAGTTGCCGTTGGTAACTATGCAGGACGTTATTGCCAGTACGAAGAGTCAGTGGCTATCGGTTACTATGCAGGTGAATACTGCCAGGGTCAAAGCCCAGGATGGGGCAATGGTGGTTCTGTTGCGATAGGTAGCTATGCAGGTGAATGTTACCAACAATATCATGCAGTTGCCATTGGTGCCGGTGCGGGCAACGACTCCCAGGGATTCAGTGCTGTGGCCATTGGTCGTAGTGCTGGTAATTGCTGTCAAGGTCACGGTGCTGTGGCAGTGGGTAAAAATGCAGGTTATAACTGCCAAGGAAACAATGCAGTTGCTATTGGTAACTTTGCAGGTCGTTATTGCCAATGCTGTGAAGCCATTGCAATTGGTTACTATGCAGGCTCATGCGATCAAGGTCAATATGCTGTGGCCATTGGATACTATGCAGGTTATGGAAATGCTTGCTGTGGCTCATCACAGGGCAACTACTCAGTTGCCATTGGTTACCAAGCTGGCTACATAAGTCAGGTTGCAAACAGTATCGCAATCAATGCCAGCAGTGATTCATTGAATCCAGGCGAGGCAGGTTTGTACATCAACCCTGTTCGTGCTAATGCTTCCAGCACTTCACATTCTGTATACTACAACACCACATCCAAAGAACTAACCTATGCAGATCCTATTGCAATTAGTTTGCCACAGAATCTACAAGCAGGCGCAGGTGATTACACACTGGTACTGAGTGATGCTGGCAAGCATGTTTACAAAACTGGCAGCACTGGTAATGTGTATATCGACATCAACGCTAATGTAGCGTTCCCAATTGGTAGCCTGGTTACCCTGGTCACTGGTTCAACAAATTCAACAACGATACAGCCAGTTAATGCAGGAACAACTACCTTGATTCTAAGCAAGTTTGGAGCAGATGCCAGCATCAATGTTCCTGCAGACACCTATGTCACAATGCTTAAAATTGACACAGATCGCTGGATGATCCAGACCTAATCAGATAAATAACTTTATATAGAGGAAACCAAAAATGGCACAATTTACTATCACAGCAACTTCAGCTAAAAAAGAAGGAATGACTGTTAGCAACACAGATACCAAGCGTCACCCAAGTCCTGCTAATTTTGACACACAAGAATTAGCACAAGCCAACGCTGACAAGTATGCTAAGAGCCTATGTCACGAAGACCACGAAGGTGTTTGGGACTGGGTTGGTCACGCTACAGCAGTTTAATCTTTATTAGCATTTATAATGACCGTGGATGATTCTTTGTCCACGGTCATATAACCTTCGCAGGCAAAATTCCAATCATCCCCACCTGCCCCGTTACCGGTAACTTCATCATGTACCGGCACGTTAATCTTTACATGTTTAACGAGATATTCTTTCCCATTCTCAAACACACGCCATGCATGATCTACGGTTCCGCGTCCAGGTTGTCCGCGACTCTTGTTAAATCTAATATGATACTTGTTCATGTTAGATCACTGTGGCAGTTGAGATGGTGGTTGATGCAGGATCCTGTGCCTGCATAGGTGGAAGTTCTCGAACACCCAAGTTAAAATGTACCAAGCGAGTTGGACTCTTGACAGGATTACGTGTAACACTGTGTGGTAGCCAAGAGTTGAAGAAATACATTCTGCCAGGTTCAGGAATGAATAATACTGTGCTGCTGGCCAAGGTAATTTTGTTTAAGTCTGCTTCGGGCAAGTTAATTTGATTGCGTCCATAGCGTGGATCATGTATGGCCACTTTACAACTGTTTGGTGGACAATCTAAGAAGTAAACTCCAGTGATTTGAGCACCACGATTGTGTATGTGTTCTTCATGCCCGTGGTATTGGTTGTGTTCCTGTGTCCACATTTCTTGAATATATGTACCAAGATTTTTCATATCATGTCCTTGACTGTCTAGTATAGTCCATGCTGCTTGTGCAACGTAGCCAGTGAACTCTGACAGTTCTGATTCATGTGCATAACCTGCAGTCTGCACAGGATAGAGAGGATCAATTTTAGGTTCACTGTTTTTTCTTAAAGCCAAATACTTCTGGCTTACTTTTCGCACAGCATCTAAGAATTCAGGTTTTTCAACAGAATAGATTAGGCTAGGAAAATGTTCGTGTGGTGTGAGGATATCAGTCATAGTAATGTACTTATTTGAAAACTATCAAGCCCAAAATATTTGCTATTCCTAGCTGGGCTCTGTATAATTACTAGATGCTGAACACAATACAAGATGCAGTAAAACTTCTGCTGCCTGCAAAACATAAAACCAATGCTACGTCTGGGTGGACGAGTTTTAATGCACCTTGTTGTCATCATAACGGGGAGTCAGCCGACACTCGCGGGCGTGGTGGATTGGTGTCCAATTCCGATGGCGGAGTAAGCTATCATTGTTTCAACTGTAACTTCAAAGCCAGCTACATTCCCGGTCGTCATTTAACTTATAATTTCCGAAAACTATTAAGTTGGTTAGGAGCTAGTGAATCTGAAGTTAAGCGATTAGTGATTGATGCTATACGTGTTAAAGATCTTATCTCTCCAGAAAAGATACAACAAGTACAGGAAACTGAAATAGTTTTTTCACCGAGGCCAGTGCCAAGTAATGCGAGGCTTTTGAGAGAACATGCCGAACAACGGTTGTTAGATTATCTAAATGCACGGAAGATAGATACCGACCGTTATGATTTTTATCACACAGATGAACAGGCATATAACTTACATCGTAGGGTAATAATACCATTTACCTGGCGCAATAATATAATTGGATATACTGCAAGAGCGATCGAGGACGGCATCAAACCCAAATACTTCAGTCAATACGAACCAAACTATGTTTTCAATGTAGATCGACAACTGCCGGACTCGAAGTTTGTCATAGTGTGTGAAGGTCCGTTTGATGCCATGAGCATTGATGGTGTTGCCATCCTTAGTAACGAGTGTAGTGAAATACAGGCCGACATAATTGACAGTCTAGGCCGGGAAGTTATTGTAGTGCCCGATGCTGACCGAGCCGGAATAAAATTAATTGATACAGCACTAAAGTTTGGCTGGAATGTTTCATATCCAATATGGTTTGAAAAATACAAAGATGTAAATGAAGCAGTGGCAAACTTAGGTCGATTGTTTGTATTAAAATCTATTATTGATGCTAAGGAATCAGGTCGATTGAAAATTGAACTAAAGCGCAAAAAATTACATAATTAAGATATGAATAAAGAATACAGCGTCGATCTACAAAAACTTTTTCTAGAAATGATGATGTCGGACGCAACAATGTTTGTGCGAGTCCAGAACATCTATAATCCTGACAATTTTGATCGCAGTCTGCGTAATTGCGCCAAATTTATTCAGCAGCATACAAACGACTATAAAACTCTTCCGACGTATGAACAGATACAAGCAATCACCAGCACCGAGCTTCGACCAGTGCCTGAACTTAATGAAGGTCATTATGACTGGTTTATGCAGGAGTTTGAAGGATTCAGTCGTAGACAAGAATTAGAACGAGCAATTCTCAAAGCAGCAGATCTGTTAGAAAAAGGTGATTATGATCCTGTGGAAAAACTGATCAAGGATGCAGTTCAGATCAGTCTGACCAAAGACATGGGTACAGACTATTTCTCAGATCCTCGCAGCAGACTTCTTAAAATAAAGGAAAACAACGGTCAGGTAAGCACAGGTTGGCCTTCGATGGACAAAAAACTGTTCGGTGGTATGAACAGAGGCGAACTGAATATCTTTGCTGGCGGTTCAGGCTCAGGCAAGAGTTTGTTTATGCAAAATATTGCAATCAACTGGATCACGCAAGGCCTAAATGGCGTGTTTCTGAGTCTAGAACTCAGTGAAGAACTGTGTGCTATGCGAATGGACAGCATGGTAGCAAATATCAGTACTCGTGAAGTATTCAAGGATTTAGACACTGTAGAAATGAAAGTCAAGATGGCTGGAAAGAAAGCAGGCAATCTGCGTATCAAGTACATGCCAGCACAAAGCAATGTCAACCAGATTCGTGCATATTTGAAAGAACTAGAAGTGCAGACAGGCAAGAAAACAGACTTTATCATGGTAGATTATCTAGATTTGGTCATGCCAGTCAGTGCCAAGGTAAGTCCAAACGATTTGTTCGTCAAAGACAAATATGTAAGTGAGGAACTCAGAAATCTAGCAAGAGAATTTAATATTCTGATGATCACGGCATCACAGTTGAATCGTAGTGCAGTGGAAGAAATTGAATTTGATCATAGCCATATTTCAGGTGGTATTAGTAAGATAAATACTGCTGATAACGTGTTTGGTATTTTTACTAGTAGGGCTATGCGAGAACGAGGGAGATATCAGATTCAGTTAATGAAAACTCGTTCTAGCTCAGGAGTAGGGCAGAAAGTGGATCTTGAATTTAACATTGAGAGCTTACGTATTACGGACCCAGGAGAAGAAGCTCAAGAAGGCTACAGCAGTAGCAAAACAGCTAGTAATATTTTGAATCAAATCAAAACTACTAGTTCGGTTGATGCTGTAAACAAAAATACTGGTGAAATGACCCGCGTTGAGGTAACAGGTTCTGCACAAAGCAGCAAACTAAAACAGATGTTAGCGGGATTAAAGAAAAATAATGACGCATGAAACAAATATTGAAATTATAAAAAGTCAATGCTATATTCGGAACCTAGTTATTATTATATTGAATCTCGGATTAAGTTAAGTTCTCGCATGAAATATCAGAAACATAAACTGAAAAATTTGTTAGAAGTTTTTAACCCTGAGATGACAGAATGGCAGAATATGGCAGCCAATGGGTATGACCGAATCTGGGACCGTGGAAACTCTGTATGGATCATGATACAAAAATAAGTATAGGTTTCATTTATAAACAGAACCCATAAATACATCTAAACCGAGGTGAAATCTTGCAAAAACGCACTCGCAGTATTCTTGATGAACTAGATAGCCTTCTAGTAGAGCGAGATAAAAACAAGCTCATTGAGAGTCGTGCCAGTAACGTTATAGCAGGTGCTATAAACCTGATCAATTATATCAGGGAAAACTACGAGACGAACGTTTCTGAAGAATTAGAACGACGTTTTCTTAATAGCATACGTGCGCAAGATCCAAAAAAATTCATTCGCGGTATAAGGAAAGCATCTAACAATGAAATATAATGAATTTTCTAGTGTACAAGAAGGTGTAGTATCTAATCTAGGCAAAGGCATTGCTGGTGCAGTACGCAGCGGAAAAACTTTTAGTGGAGAATATCAAAAAGGTCAAGGGCAAGATGAAGCTAATAAAGCTGCTAAACCTTGGATTAAACAATGGAACATGACAGTAGGTAGATATCCTCAAGGAAATACACTAGACAATCTTCGAAACTACGCCACTAATATGGCAGGTCGAATATCTGGAACTAATATTACTGCACTTGATCCAGCTACAGCTGGAATAAATACAGACCCAGCAACAGATCAGATAGTAGATCAAAAATCAGTCAACAAATACATAACACAAGTAGTTGGGCAAGCTTTAAATGCAAAAGTTATCGGAAGTCCTACCGCAGCTGCTGGTGATAGCGCACAATCAAACAAAAGTTTTTCAGCTGCAGTTGCTCGCGGCATGGGAGCAACTCAGTTGGGCCAAGCATTAGATGCAAATAAGGCAATGCAATCAAGCGCTGGAAGCCAAACAACGCAGCCAGCGCAACAAGTACAGACAACTGCAGCCAGCAATCAGATGGTACCAGGTATGAGTGCAGCAGGCCGCCAGGCACAAAAATCTGCAGCCAGCAATGCAATGCTAGCAGGCATGGGTGCAGCAGGCCGCCAGGCACAAAAATCTGCAGCCAGCAATGCAATGCTAGCAGGCATGGGTGCAGCAGGCCGAGCAGCATCTCCAAGTACAACTACGCCTGCTGCACCTGTAACACCAGCGCCAGGTACAACTACGCCTGCTGCACCTGTAACACCAGCGCCAGGTACAACTACGCCTGCTGCACCTGTAACACCAGCGCCAGGTACAAAACTTACACCCAATGCGTTTGGTGGAAAAACGTTTACATATAATCCATGAGCGTATAGATTGGAAAAGATATAATATGAATACGAAAACAATTATAAAACAAATGTTGTCAGAACAACATAGTCTAGAACTATTTGAAAATTTAGGCAGCAACACAGATCGCTTAACACAACGATATCTTAAAAATATGCACGAAAATTTTGTTGTGCCATATATCAAATATCTTTCTGAAAATGTATTTTTGACAGAAGCAGAGTTATCACAAGAACAAATAAATCATTTAGTTATCGGTGCTGCTCAAGCTACACAAGCATACCTCCCTAATTCTACTAAGGTAGGCAGGTTATTACCAGACGCTATAAAGAAAAAGTTTTATGATGAGCTACCGCCAGCTGATGCTGGCAAAGTCAGCGAATTTGAAAGTAAGGCAACAGCAGCAGTCAATAATATTAAAGATCCAGCAGCTAAAAAATCTGCTATGCAGATGATCCAACAAGGCATGAAATCACCGATGGCACAAAAAATGATTTTGGCTGCTATTGGTGGTGCAGCAGCGCCTGTTGCCGGTAAACTCGGAATGATGTTTGCCGGTCCTGCTGGAGCAGCATTGGCTGGTGGCGTCACCGGCGGTTTATTGGCAATAGCTGCTGCTAAATTACAAGGTCAAGATTGGAAATCAGCATTAAAATCAGGCGTTGCCGGAGCAGTTGTTGGCGCAGCAGGTGGTGCATTAGGCAATATGGCTGGTGCAGCAGTCAGTGGTGCACTGGATCAGACGCAAGGAAAATCTGATGCTGATCAACAATCCAGCGAACAACCGCCAGAATCTGATACACGGTGGAAGTCATCTCGTCGCCAGCTGGAACGCGATGCTGCTAAATCAGAAGCTGACTCTGCGCTTATTAACGATTTTGCTGAGAGGATGGGATTGAATGGTCTTAACCATAATGCACGATTAGTTGGTGACGTTCCGGTCGAAATTGACAGGAAACCTGTGCCTCAAGAACTTTATACGCCGGAACAATTACAGTCCCTGCGGCAAGCCCGCGAATTCGCATCCGGGCAGGCATTGACTGCCCAGCAGCAAGTGTCCACTGCTAGTTCTCGTGAGAACGTTGAAGACTTTAAAGAATCAATATTCTTCAATCCAAAGAAATATATTGATCGCGACCTTACCATTAAGATGTGGCATTTGAATGAAACTCTGGGAAAACCACGCAACGGTTTCCAACTAACAAACGAAGCTCTCAAAGATATCACCGGTAGCATTGGTAATTGGCTCAAAACCAAAGGTCAAAATCTAACTCAAAAAGTTACACCAGATAAATTGCAACAAGCTCTAAAGAAAGCTGGCAATCCAACAGACAGTGTTAAAATACACAAAGTTTTACAAGATGTGGGCGTGGATCCAACGATTATCGATACATTGTACAAGAATATGGGTATTCCAGCTGAAGCATCGGTAGATAAAGAAGAAATGCCTATATTATTTCAAGTTAAGGCAGATGTAGAAGAAAAGCCTATGTTTCAAGTTAAGGCAGATGTAGAAGAAAAGCCTATGTTTCAAGTTGATGTACCAAGAAAATGGCTAGACGATTCCGGCAACGCTGTTCCTGAAGCAGTAGCCAAGGTTCTAGATCAATTAGCTGCAGGCACACCAGAGAACAAAATTAGGTTACCAGATCTTATGGCAGCTAAACAAGCATTAGGATTAGCCGTTAGCGCATATGAAAATAAAAATTTAATCGCAAAAAAATATATTCATGAAGAAAACGAATATAGTAATTTTTGCAAGAAATTGAAGAAGGCTAGAAGCTAATGAAATTAACTGAAAGCGGAAATGTATTCGGTGACGGTGCAGTCAAACGAGAATACATCAAAGGTATAGTCAAAAAAGTTCAGTCAGAACTGCCAAGTCAAATTTCGTCAGTTGCTGATATTGGTTCTGCTGGTTATAAAGTAGAAAGCGGTGATATAGACATTTTCTTAGATGCCAATGATGTCATGGCTTATTTCAAAGCTGCTGATGAAAAAACAGCCAAGAAAGAATTAGAAGCATTCATGAAACACAAGGGTTATCCTGCGAAAACTGTAGGCCGAAATGTTCACGTTGAAGTACCTTATGATACTCCAAGTGGTGAACGTCGTGCCCAAGTAGATCTAATGGTGATAGTTGATGCCAAGCGTGTAGCAGACTGGCATCAACATGGTCCTCGCGGCATGTATGATGATCCAGATTTTGCTGCTTCACATTTGTTTATATTGTTGAACAGTATTGGCAAATTCTTAGGATTAAAAACTGACGCATTCGCAGGCAAAGTTATGCGCAGAGATGACAACACTGTGGTCGCTGACAATCGTGCTGATGCTGCCAAAATACTATTAAATAAAAATGCTAAACCTTCGGATTTAGACAGTGTAAAATCTATATTACAAGCATTGGCGAGCGATCCAGATCGAGATGCTAAACTAGCTCAAGCACGAGATGATGAAGCTAAAGGACTAATTAAACTACATGAATCACGCCGAATTGGTACTGCTGATTGGTTTAGAAATTTATTGGATAAAATATGAGATTTCATGAAATAATATTAGAAGGTGGATGGGACACTGAAGTAACACAAAAAACAGTAATCACGCCAAAAATTGTTAAAATCGCATTGCAAAATATGCAGCATTTTATCAATCAATTTAACTATTGGCTGAAGAGCAAAGGCCAGCAACCTGTGAGAATTGGTGCTCCAACTGGCTCAAGCACTTATCATAATGTTGATCCGGAAGATAAAATCTACGGTGACATTGATCTACAGATTATAGTTGCAGATTCTGCTGAAGATAAAACAACTAGTCAAATGCAAGGCGAATGGTACAAACTTGAAGATCAGTTTGTGAAAGAAACACAGCCGGATTACATACATTCAGATAGTGAACCCGGTCATCCAATTTTGAAAGTTGGCGATGATGCATGGGTTCAGGTAGACATGATGATTCACCCACAAAGATTAGAGAAATGGGGACGTTATCGTGTCACACCCGAACGTGGGGTGAAGGGGTTGTTAAACGGCAACATGTTCAGTGTATTAGGTGAGATGTTGACTATGAGTATTCAACACGCTGGCGTTCAATTTAAAGTCAGAGATCGAGTCAAGCAGCCTTATTCTTCTACTCGCAAGAATTATGAATTGGTTACTTTGACCACTGATATCGAAAATTTTGTTTTAGATATTTTCAAACATGAAGCTGAAATGATGGCTATAGAAAAACCTCGCATATCCACATTGCTAAAACAACATCCTGGCAGTGATATTGAAGAAATCAAGATCAGTAATCTAGTTAAAGCAATCAAAGGCATGGCTGAGAGCTTTGAAATCAATCGTATGTACGGCAAAGGCGATCTAGCTAACTATCGCGACAAGAATGACTTTTTAGACAGATTCTGGGAAATCTACCAAGGAAAAGCTTTAAAAGAAATCCAAGCTAAAAAACGAGACAAGGCTCATACACCCGAAGCAATTGCTCGCGCAGAAGAAGACAAGAAAAAAATCATGCATGGTCTAGCACATGTAAAGGAGTTATTTGCGAATGATGATGCTTGAGTTCATTCAAACGCTGAATGAGGGTGCTCGTATTGATCATCCAGAAGATCTTATTTTCAGTGATGGTTCAAATGGCGCTCGACAAGCACTGTCTGCATTAAAAGAAGTGCCTGCTAAGACCAATGATCTCACCATTAAATGGGATGGATTTCCAGCATTGGTATTTGGTCGCAATGCAGATGGTCAGTTAGTAGTAGCAGACAAGCATATGTTTACCAAAAAAGATGGTTCAGGAAGGGTAACCAGCGTCAAAGATTTTGTGCAATATGATGTGAATCGTGGTGCAAATCGTGGTGATTTGTATCAGAAGCTGCAGATTCTTTGGCCTGCGTTTGAGCAGGCTGTACCTAAAACTAGCAAAGGTTATTATTGGGGAGATTTATTATGGACAGGTAAATTGACACCACAACGAGATCATTATCAGTTCACACCCAATACTGTGACTTATACAGTGGCTGTACAATCAGACCTTGGTCGTAGAATTTCTAAAAGCGTGGGTGGTATTGTGGTTCATCAATTTTTTCCAGACTTTGATGTTGAACCACAAATATTAAAAGGAACAGGTGAATTAAAACTGGATGGACCACTATGTATCCTTACACCTAACATGCCAGATCAAATCACGTTAAAAGAACCTGTACAGTTAGTAAAATCTGCAGAAAAAGCGATAAATAGTTACGGTCCAGCAGTAGACAAGATGCTGGACATTACTACATTAACTAATCTCAAAATTAAAGATTTAGGCGCATTACTTCAAAAATACATTAATGCTCGTGTTCGCGGTGAAACTCGCAGTTTTATCGACTGGCTACCTGGCAACGTCACAGAAAATAAACTAAAGATGTTGGTCGGTTCAGATAATGAAGGTTATTTATATCAACACGCTGCTGGGTTGAATGGTACACTGAGTATATTTCAAACTATTCTAAATATCAAAGATGACTATATCAAACAATTAGATTCGCAACAGAAAACAGTTCACGCCCGTATAGGAAATCAACTTGGCGGTGAAGGATATGTTTTTGCTACATCACAAGGTCTGATCAAACTAGTAAACAGAGCAACTTTTTCTGCAGCCAATTTTGCTAGAAACCCTTGATTTTATCGTATCGGTATAAATATTAGCATGTAGCGATCAATCGCTCATCATTTTTAGGAGAAAAATAAAATGGCAACTTTTAATCGTGTAAACGGTAACTCAATCGGCGTAGTTAATGTAGACGCTGGTTACAATCAAGCTAATGCTAAAATTATCAACACTGGTATTGCTGCTCCTCTGAGCGCAGTAAAAATCACTGGTCTTAACGGCGATTCGGCTGGCGCAGGACTTGGCCTAGGTAATCTAGCTGCTGAATTAGGCAGCCCAAATGGTTCAGGCGTGTCTGGCGCTGTAGAAACAATTCTACGTGCAATTTCTGCAAATGCAAGCATCCTTGCCTATCAGGTAGATGCCAATGCTCAGTTGAGCGTTCTACTAGAACGCAGCAGCTGGTCTGATGCAACCCTACTTGCTTCTCTGCCAACTGGCAACATCGGCGCATATGGCAACTGCTATGTCGGTGGTGGCACAGCAGTCAGCAGCACAGGCGGTATCAAGCTAGCCTAATGTAGTGAAAATCTACTACGAAAAAGCGCATCATTGATGCGCTTTTTTTTCGGTATAAGTATCTGTATGAGTTATCAAACGTATTTTGCGGCGACATTGGTAGACATTACCAACACGGGCGTGACTCGCTCAAAGGGGGATAATCATCGTCGTGACCAACAACGTAACTGGGAAACAGTAATCCAGACTATCAGTATCTTGTCCCAGCCATTTAATATTGAGCAGGGTTTTGTTTTAGAACATGAATTAAAAAATTTAAACTTTGGTGAAATGTATACAGGAGTTCAAAAGATATGGAGTTTTAGATTTGCAGTTGAACATGAAAATGTATTTGCTCAACACGATGATTCATTAGGTAGATTAAAAAATTGCTTTAATCAAGTACCTGTTATAACTGGCTTAGATGAAACTGCGAAGTTTTTGCTGCCTATATTTTATTGTGAAGGAGCGATCAAGAATATCATTTTCAGACCTACAGGAATAGTATAATACTTGATAAATACATCACTAGATGCAACTTGACACTAATTAGGCTCTTAAATCATGGCAAATAACATAGGCAACTTAAACGAGCATCGAGAGAAAAAAAGGAAAAATAAAGCCATGTCATCTACTCAAATAGAAAAAAAGAGCCTTGAAGCGCATGTAGAATTATGTGCCGAGAGGTATACGAACTTGGAAAATAAATTAAACAGTCTAGAATCTAGAATGGAGAAGTTCGAGAAATATCTAGTGGATATAAGTAACAAACTCGACGGTAGTGAAAGTGGCAGCTACAAGACAATCATCACCATTGGTACTACTATTATAGGTGTTTTGATCACCGGTATAATCACATCACTAGTTCATTTTTCTAAATAATCATGAAGATCGTAGAACTCTTAAATAAGATAGCTTTACCATTGAACAACGAAGAAGCAGATGTTCTTCAAATTTTTGATGAAAACGTCGAAATCAAGCGCACCGATCTAGACGAAAGACAACAGGTAATAGCCAATCAGTTAGTCAATAAGGATGTACTGAAACGATCGAAAAAAGATGGCAAAACATACTTCAAGAAAAAAATACAATAAAAATACAGAATCTACAGGCGTATCCAAAGCACAAGCAGATCAAATAATATCTGCAGCAGCTGAATATATTGCTCAATGGACTCAGTTAGAACTTAAAAATTTAATCGATAATAAAAAATTACCAGTCTGTTGGCCTTTAGAGTGTGGTGGATATCGCATAGGCAACGATAAATTAAAAGAAGAAGCAGGAATTTGGCAGAGATATGATAGAAACGATGAAAAGAAACAGATATTTCCAGATCATCAATCAGCTATTTTCTATAGCTTATGTCAACAGATGGGTTATATTACTACTGCCATGAAATTAAGCAGGCTAAGTCGAGATATAGTAAAACTCAGAAATGATATAAAAACATATGAAAACTGTATAAAAAGAGCTATGACTGCAAAAGATGACTTTAATATAACACTTTATAGATCAAGGCATCAGCATTCTGCCATGAAACTGTACTCTTCTGAAGATCAATTGCGAAAAACAATAAAGAGTGCTAAATATATTAAACTGTGGGAACATTGACCATGCTACTAAATGAAATGAATAAAAATATTGATGTGAAAAAAATTAATCGCATTATGGAAAGTCGTTTTGGATTCAAGATTGATTTCGATAACTTGACTATGAAAAATGCTGTTGCTCTAGCCAAAGGTATCACAGAAGGCTTAGATGCGTATAAACGTACTCACAAGATTCATAAAGCTGAGCGTGATCCAAGCTATATGGAAATGGTGATGGTTCGTGAAAATCTACATCGCTGGATGATTTCCAATGAAAGTAAGTTCATTATGGAAAGCGAATTAGCCAAAAGCGAAGCTATTCTAGCTGCCAAAGATATGGTAGATAGTGTACAAGACATGCTAGAAAAAGTTAGCAAGATGCAGAATGAGCAAATGCCAGCATTGATCGATGCTATTCGTGATCAGATCGGAACTGACAAAGCTGAACAATTCAAGGGTGCTATTTCGCCGGTGTTAAAAAATCTGTATGATGCTATTACTACTGGCCGCGAACAAGCAGATACTGCTGCTCGCACACTGGCTGGTGAAGAGGTTGGCGGTGCTGAAATGGCATTACCTGGAACTGAAATGGGGATGCCAACTGAAATAGCTGCAGGAGAAGTACAAGGTGCATCCGCAGAAGATGAATTTGGCGCCGAAGCTGCTGCTGCAGGCGGTACCCAAGAACTAGGAAGAGAGCGTCGCTAATGCGTTTTTTTGAAATTTTAAACGCAGTCAATGAATCTCGTGAAATTGGCGATTATATAGAAGATGACGCTGATCGTATTTCTGATTCTGCTTTGATTAACATTCTGCATGAACTGCAATTTAACGCAGATCATGCAGAAATACCCAAAATCCGAGTAGATGCGTTGTTAGAACTGGTGAAATCACAGCCTGGCGGAGAAGCGTTCGATCTAGATGCATTGATGGATGCTAAGAAAAATAACGAAACAGTCCAAAATATCATCGGTGATATAAAGGACAACGACGAAGGAATCAAATATGTCTTTATCAAGCCGATTGAATCGAATGCGGAAACTCCTGAGACTGGAGATGAAGCTGAAGCCATTAAAACTGCGCCAGAAAAAACTGTCTCTAGCATGGCAAAAAGGGCAGCCCGCAGCGCCTAAGACTTGACATATAATCCTCTTGATAGTATTATCAATACAGGAGGATTCACAAATGAAAAAGTTTATTTTTTCTTTACTGTTAGGTACTTTAGTCTTTTGCAATCAAGTTCAAGCTCGCGGATATTATCGTTATACCGGACAATCTGATTGGGTAGCACCTGCTATCATCGGTAGCCTAATAGGATATGGTCTGAGTCGCCCATACTATTCGCCTCCACAAGTATACGTCCCCCCAGCAGTTTATGTAGCTCCGACGTTCCCTAATCCGTATTCATATGTTTATCATTATGTAACGATTTGGGATAACTATTGCTATTGCTATAAAACACTATTAGTACCAAATCAATGATAACTAAAAAATATGATTATTCACCACTAGACAGAACCACAATAGACGGTAAAAGACACTATTGTTTACCTGATGGATCAAAAGTTCCCTCGGTTACTACTATCCTCGACAAGACAAAGCCTGAAGAAAAGAAGCAAGCACTCAATCAATGGAAAAAAAGAATGGGAGAGGAGAAAGCGCAGCAGATAGTAACAGAAGCTGCTAATCGAGGTACTCGTATGCACTCATATTTAGAGAATTACATTCTTTCGGATGATATGAAACCTCTGCCTACTAATCCTTATGCACAGCCAAGCTGGTACATGGCTGCCCAAGTGATCCTTGAAGGTCTACAGCACGTGGATGAATTTTGGGGAACCGAGGTGCCTGTATACTACAGTGGTCTTTATGCTGGCACTACTGATTGTGTGGGTATTTGGAAGGGAAAACCTGCTATTTTAGACTTCAAACAAACAAATAAGCCCAAAAAGAAGGAATGGATTGACGATTATTTTCTACAGCTTTTATTTTATGCAACAGCACATAACCATATGTTTAATACAGAAATAAAAACAGGCGTAATTCTGATGTGTGCCCAACCAGAGAATCCAGATGCAACTCCCCGATATCAAGAATTTACGATTGAAGGAAATGAATGGAAATTTTATGAACAGGAAATGCATAGTAGAGTAGAGACATACTATTTGTTGATGAATAAATAGTGTAATAAAGGATTATTGTCATGGCTGTAGTTCAGATTTCAAAAATACAACACCGTAGAGGTCTTCAACAAGATCTACCACAGTTATCTAGTGCAGAACTTGGTTGGAGCGTAGACACGCAACAGTTATATATCGGCAACGGTACATTAGAAGAAGGCGCACCCGCACTAGGCCTAACTGAAATATTGACCGAACATTCAATTGTTGATATCACAACTCAAATTAATAATCTAAACGCAAATGTAGGTGTTCTGGCAGCTCAAGTACCAGTGACCAATACCGTAACGCTCGCCGCTGCCAGCTCTGGATTGTTAATCGGATTATATGCAAATGCTGCTACTGTAAGCTATTCCCTATATCAAGGTGCAAACAGAAGAACAGGATTACTAAGGGTATCACATAACTCAACCTCGATTGCATATGATGAAGAATATACTGAACCTGCAGATACTGACATAACATTTACAATGGACTCTAATAGTTCTTATGCTAATTTGAATTATTCAACTACAACATCAACTACTATTACATATACGGTACACACACCGACTTAAAGTATGTGGAAACTAAAAGCCGACGAGCGACTTATTCGTTGGCGTGATTTTCGAAATAATCTAGGTGTAATGAGCCTGGATGATGCGCTCATAGAGACAGTTCAGCTATGGGACACTGCTCCTTTCACGCCATATTATTTAGATTCTGAAAAAAATGAAGATTGGCCTGATCCGTGGACTTTAATTACCGATAATTACTACTGTGATATTGCAAAAGCATTAGGAATAATTTATACTATTTGCTTTAGTGAACACGGATCTCAGTTAAATGCTGAATTGAGGATATATCAAGATTTGGTTAGTCGTTACAATTACAATTTAGCTTTTTTTAACGATGGAAAATATGTTATTAATATGATTCCTGGTGAAGTCGTAAATAACTCACATATCGATAATACGCTGAAACTCTTATACAGATTCAGTAGTGACGATCTAAAACTAAAACAATACTAAAAAAGGGCATCAATGAGTTATATTCAAGTTATCAAACGCAACGGTGAGCGTGTTCCATTAGACATCAGCAAAATTCAAAGACAAGTAGCCCATGATTGCAGAGGCATAGAAGGTGTGAGTCCCAGTATGATTGAAATCAAGGCTCAGATCGAACTACATGATGGCATCAGCACTGAAGTTATTGACGAACTATTATTGAAAGCAATGGTGAATTTGATTGATGAATCAGAAAATCCTGAAATCAACAACACCAACTATCAGTATGTTGCTGGTCGTCAGCGAGTTAGCATGTTACGCAAAGAAGTTTATGGTACGTATGATCCGCCCAAATTATATGAAATCGTGCGTCGCAACGTAGAAGTCGGCATGTACACGCCGGAATTGCTGCAATGGTATACAGAAGATGAATGGAATATCATTGATTTGTTTATAGACCACAGCAAAGATGAAAACTACGCTTATGCTGCTATTGCTCAGTTGACTGAAAAGTATTTGGTTCAGAATCGAGCTACTGGTCAAATTTATGAAACACCTCAGGTACGTTATGCTGTTGCTGCTGCCACTGCATTTCACGCTGAATCTGCTGATACTCGACTAAAATTAGTCAAAGAATATTATGAATGCGCTAGTGAAGGCCATTTTACGCTGGCTACTCCAGTTTTGGCAGGATTAGGCACACCTACTAAGCAATTTAGCAGTTGCGTGTTGATAAGCAGTGATGATACTCTGGACAGTATATTTGCTGCTGGCGAGATGATGGCCAAGTATGCCAGTAAACGCGCAGGCATTGGTCTAGAAATAGGCAGGATCAGACCAGTGGGTGCACCGATTCGTAACGGTGAAATCAAGCATACTGGGTTGATTCCCTTCTTGAAAAAATGGTTTGCTGATCTGCGCAGTTGCAGCCAGGGTGGCCTGCGCAATGCAAGTTGCACGGTGACTTTTCCAATTTGGCATTATCAGTTTGAAGATTTGATCGTGCTGAAAAACAATCAAGGCACAGAAGAAACTCGTGTTCGTCAAATGGATTATAGTGTTGTTGTCAATGCAATGTTTTGGCGCCGCTATAAGAACGGTGAAAACATCACACTGTTTGACCCACACGATGTGCCTGATTTATATGAAGCCTTTTATCGTGATACTCAGAGATTTGAAGAACTGTATGTCAAATATGAAACAACGCCTGAGATAAAAAAGAAAACTGTTCGTGCTGAAGAAATATTCAAGAACGGTATTCTCAAGGAACGCACTGACACTGGTCGTATTTATTTGGTCAATATCGATAATGTGATCAACCAAGGACCATTTGATACAGCAACAGATCCAATTTATCAAAGCAATTTGTGTCAAGAGATTCTGCTGCCCACCAAGCCGTTCCAACGTATTGAAGATCCGACGGGCAGGATAGCCCTGTGCACACTCGGCTCAATAAATTGGGGAAGTTTCCGAAATCCGCAAGAAATGCGCAAGGCTTGCAGAATCTTGGTGCGCAGTCTGAGTAATCTGCTGGGCTATCAAGATTTTCTCAGTGTACAAAGTCGTTTGGCAAATAAGGACTTTGAACCATTAGGCATTGGTATCACTAATCTTGCTTTTTTTCTAGCCAAGCGTAATCTTAAATACGGTGAACCAGAAGCACTGGCCATGGTAAAGAGATTCATGGAACATCAGGCTTATTATCTCACAGAAGCCAGTATCGACCTAGCCAAAGAACGCGGTGCTTGTGAACGCAGCGCCAACACTTGGTATGGTCGTGGTGTGTTCCCATGGGAACGTCGCAATGCAAATGTTGATACACTCACGGATTTCACACCGACACTTGATTGGGAAACTCTGCGTGAAAGATTAAAGCAATATGGAATTCGCAACGCTACGCTTATGGCAGTTGCACCTGTAGAAAGCAGTAGCGTTGCCTTGAACAGCACCAATGGCATTGAAATGCCTATGGAACTGATTTCAGTGAAGGAAAGCAAGGCTGGCAGCTTTGTGCAGGTTGTGCCAGAATACAAGAGACTGCGCAATCGTTACCAACTGATGTGGGATCAAACTGACTGTATTGATTATTTGAAAACAGCAGCAGTGCTAGCTGCGTATATTGACCAAAGCATCAGTACCAACACATTCTATTCACCCAAGCACTTTGCTGATGGTAAAGTGCCAGGCACATTGATTGCTAAAAATCTGATGTTAGCTCACAAGTATGGGTTAAAGACAATATACTATTCATTAATAAACAAAACAGGTGCCAAGAGTGTTCTAGATAACCAGAATACTGTGAACTCAGAGTTAGTTCCTGTTATAATAGATGTCATTGAAGAAGATTCATGTGAATCTTGCAAGTTATAGAATATGGATACCTACCACATTTTCTTTAAAACATTTCTAGCAGAGTCTCCTTGGCTGGTACAAGGAGGCAATGACTTCCTAGCTCAACTAGAAATGCTCCGAGAAAACTTGACGGAAGGTGTAGATATTCGTGAAATCGACCAGAATGTTTTTTGCGCAGATCTAGGCAATCAACGCACTTATTGGTTAGGAGATCGTGATGCATCCAAAGTTGCAATCATAGTGGACACTGAAACCAATGGTGCATTTTGCAAAGTGGTGTTGACATCTAAAAATCCGGAGATCGCCAAAAAATCTACGCCATATGCCAGTGATTTATATTTGCGTATAAAAGAAGATATAGATGAAATGAATCTGGTGTTTACTAGTGATGCATTGCTGAGTGATGATGCTGCTAGATTATGGAGAGGCATGGTTGGGCGAGGTAAGAAGATATCCGTTTATGATACTGAAAAAAATCAATATGTGTTATCATTAGTGAAAGATAAACAAGATTTATCAAAGTTCATTGGCGATCACAGCTATTCTAAATATATCTTTGTGTTATCAGAAAACAAAAAAATATATCTAGGACTAAAACATTCCTTTGATATAATGGAATTCAAAAGGATTTCTTTATATCCTTTATTTGAACAATGGAAATCTACAAATGTCTAAAGCACAATACGATATTTCAAAACCAACGGATTACCTAAAGCGCAAGATGTTTCTGGATCCTGCAGGCCCGGTAACGGTCCAGAGGTTTGAAGAGGTCAAATACAACAAGCTGCAGAAGTTTGAAGAACTGCAGCGTGGCTTTTTCTGGGTACCAGAAGAAATCAGTCTGACCAAAGACAAGATTGACCACAAAGAAGCCAGCGAAGCAGTAAAGCACATTTTTACCAGCAATCTGTTGCGACAAACTGCATTGGATAGTATCCAAGGCCGTGCGCCCTATCAGATTTTTAGTCCAGTATGTAGTTTGCCAGAATTGGAAGCTTTGACGTTGATTTGGACAATGTTTGAAACCAACATTCACAGCAAGAGTTATAGCCATATCATTCGCAATATCTACAGCGTGCCCAAAGAAGAGTTCAACACAATTCACAACACTGATGAAATTGTAAAAATGGCTGCCAATATTGGCAGATACTACGAACAATTGCATCAACTGAACTGTCGTAAAGAACTAGGTGAAGATGTTCCGATTTATGACCACAAGAGAGCTATTTGGCTAGCATTACATGCCAGTTATGCATTGGAAGCACTGCGTTTTATGGTGAGTTTTGCTACTAGCCTGGCTATGGTTGAAAACAAGATCTTCATCGGTAACGGTAATATCATCAGCTTGATTCTACAAGATGAAATGTTGCATTCTGAGTGGACCGCCTGGTTGATCAACAACGTCACCAAAGATGATCCTGATTTTTTGCAGCTGGAAACAGAATGTGCAGATGAAGTTTATGCCATGTACATTGAAGTGATCCAAGAAGAAAAATCTTGGGCAGATTATCTGTTTCAAAAGGGTGTGGTGATTGGTCTGAACGCAGCAATCCTGCGAGACTTTGTGGACTACACAGCATTTACCAAACTCAAGGACATTCGCATCAAGTATTTGGAAGATCACCCAAAGCTGAATCCAATTCCGTGGTTCAACAAGCACAGCAACATCAGCAAGAAACAAACAGCATTGCAAGAATCAGAAAGCACCAACTATGTGATTGGTGTGATGAGCAATGAAGTAGACTTCACGGAGTTGCCAGATTTATGAGTAGGCAAGATTTCAATACCACATGGATAACAGAAGCACCAGAGGGCTTAGAGAACTGATTCCTGGCATGCTATGATCGTATCAAACAAAAATCAAATACGAGGAAAATAATAATGATTATTATGTACACCAAGAACAATTGCCCATATTGTGTGCAAGCCAAGGCTATGCTGAATATGCGAGGCATCACATTTGACGAGGTAAATATAGAACAAGTTCCAAGTGCACGAGAATTTTTAATTGCTGAAGGTCATCGCACTGTGCCGCAAATTTACCAAAATGGAAAGTTATTGGTAGAGGGTGGTTATCAGGGTCTAGCCAAACAAAATACTGCATTTTTTGAAACACTTAAAGGATAATCATGTTAATATCAAAATCTAAGGTCAGTGAAGGTGATATTGCAACGTTTAAATTGGTAAATGGAGATGAAGTAGTGGCAAAAGTTGTTACTATTACTGATATCTTTTATCTGTTGCATCGACCATGCACAGTAATGCCCAGTGCCCAAGGATTAGGATTAATTCAATCGATGTTTGCTGCTGATAGTGATGTCGAAGTAGAACTAAGTAAAAATCATGTGATGATGCTTGCGCCAGTAATCGATAAAATGCAGAGCCATTACATTCAGACTACAACAGGAATCAAGCCTGTAAGTGGCATTATCAAATAATGCCAGCAGCAGCACGACAAGGAGATGCAGATAATGGCGGAAGCACGGTTAGCAGTGATGTAGCCTCAACAGTGTTTATAAACGGTATTGCAGCCGCGATAGTGGGCAGTACTAATCAAGCTCACGACGACGATCATGATCCTTCATCAATAAACCAGGGCAGCAGCACAGTATTCATCGAAGGAAAATCTGCAGCACGAAAAGGTGATCAATATGAATGTGGTCATTCACTTGTCGAAGGCAGTGATAATGTGGATATAGGTGGTTGATATGGCAATAACACCAGCAGTATTAATAGCTACCAAAGGTTTAATAAGTGGACAAGCTCTGAGTATAAACTCAGTGATGACCGGCGTGTTTAATAAGGTATCGAGTCATCCGATAGTTAGTAATATTGAATATCTTAAAGCCAATGGTTACGGCAGTTCGGTTGCATCTTTGCCGTCGTTTATGACCGATTCACAGAGCACTATAGACAACGCCACAGCTAGAGCCCAGGCTATTTTACCTCAAGGTGCAGCAGGCACTCAATCATTTATCAGTGTGTTCGGCAGTGCAAGCAGCTTAGGAAGCATGAGTGCGGAATATAGCGCAGCTATAGCACAATATAGTGGTAAATCTTTTGCAGATCTAGGAGTAGGAGCTAACAGCTATAAAAGCATTCTAAGCAACAATGTGAGTAATGCATTTCCTAAACTTAAAACTGCGGCGTCTCTTGGTGTAGCTACTAAAATGCTAGGAAGTAATTTAAGCAATTTTGGATCAGCATATGATTTCAAAAGTCCAGCAAATTTTGGAGCTAAAAATCTTATCGAGACTCTTAATAAGCAAGGTCTTAGCAACAAAGTTGGTATTAATGATGCGCTAGCAGGTGCCGGTTATGATATTAATAATCTATCGCATGTACCAGATTCTGTCCTACACGGTGTTTTATCCAATGTACAAGGCAATGATCTGAAACATGTATTGAATATGACTGGTGCTAAGCCTTATGGATCTTTAACTAGTCTAGCAGATATGACTGATGCTGGCAAAATGTTACATCCAACTGTAGTAAGTAGTTTGGGTATAAAAGCCGGCACAACAGGCTCAATTGCTGGATTAGGTAACACATTGAATAATCTAGGATCTCCGATGGATTCTGCTAAGCTCAAAGGATTAATGTCTAGTTCAGAGTTTAAAGATTTTCCACACTTAGATGCTCTTAGTACACCTTTACCGAGCAGTGTCGCATCATCATTAAAACCTTTGCTCGGCACCGGTAACGGAATGTTTGGTAACCCAACTTTGAATGATATGATGGGATCTGTATCAGGTGCACATACAGCATCATTTAAGAACATACATGATACACTAGGTAGTGTGGTAGGCACTTCTTCTGGTTCAGATTTAAATCAAAAGTTAGCAAATATGAAAGCAGCAGTACAGGGCGGCGATAGCGGTGAAATAGCTGCAGCTCAAAGTGCCCTTAATTCTTCAGTTAGTAGCTTTAACAGCTATACTGAATCTTCTACATCTATGCAATCTATGGTAAACAAAGCCAACAGTTCTATTACAGACAGTGCTGATCATCTCGTCAAAGAATCTAGCAATATGTTACTAGCCGGTAAAGATTTATCATCCTTACCAACTCCAACCGCATCTGTAATGCCAGTGATGAACTTTGCTAGTAAACTGCATACTTTTGGTGTAGATAAAATGGGTGTAGGTTATAATGATGTACTGGGTTCAGTAGCAGCAGATAATCTTTATGGTGATGCACTGAACAGTGCGATGCTAGAGGGACGAAATCTTAATAGATCAACCTTTGTCGGCAAGATAACTAGTTCAGTTGCAGATCAAAGTTCTACTAATCAAGCTACAGCAAAAGCATCATTAGACAGCGCACAGACTGCTGTAGCTCAGGCAACGGCTGCTGCACGAGATGGAAGTCCTGAAAACGCTGACTTATTAGCAAGGGCTCAGGCTAAGCTAGGATCATTAAATCGAATGGCATCAGGCAATCCACTTGCATAAACAACGCCGTTTATCTTTATTTTTTCTGATATTTTGTCATAATAACACTATATAATAAGTTATAACAGCCGTTATCTATTGATTTCTGTTGGTATATACTAGACGGACCGTAAAAAGTCCGTAGTGGACATATTGTCCACGATCGCAATAGGAGGACGAACCATGCGAACAATGAAGAGACTACATCAAATCATTGTCACAGTCGCCCTGACCGTAACAGTGGCAACACAACTCGGTCACGCTGAGACAGACAACTCAACGATTTCTTTTTTAGATTGGAAAGAATCGAAGATATTAAGAAAGGTTTCCGAAGATGAGCAATTATCAAGGATAATTAACAATTTTTACAATGAACAATTTGTATTATCTAACACGCTAAACAAAACAGATATTTGGCCCAGGCCTCAAGGATATAACGATCCTATCGAGAATGAGAAACCAGATAAACGAGAAATAGATTGTTTGGCACACAACATTTATTATGAAGCTGGGCATGAACCTACTGAGGGAAAAATTGCAGTAGGTCTAGTCACATTGAATAGAATGGCAGATTGGAAATTTCCTAAAACTGTATGTGCGGTAGTACGTCAACGAGTTCAGGGTACATGTCAGTTCAGTTGGAATTGTATGAAAATGCATTCACCAAACTATAAAGGCAAGCAATGGAGTGATAGTGTACGTATCGCGCATGAATTATTGGCTGGAGACGATCGATATGATGTTTACAAAATCAAATACGCTAATGTCATGTATTTTCATCATAAGAAAATTCGATCTAACTGGTCTAAGAAAATGACCAAGATCAATTCTCCTGGTCATAATGTGTTCTATCGTGGGAAGCTGTAGCCTGCCTACTTGACACTTAGCAGGCTATGTGCTAGGATAGTAATATGAAATACATACTTTGGGCGCTTATAAACAGTACTGTACATGCAGGTTACATGGGCGAATTTGATTCACTGAAGTCTTGTCAAGAGGCAATTCAAAGCCGATATACTATAATGCTAGCGCCAGAATCATTGTCTAGCCCTGCAGTACAAGAAGCTATCAGGACTACGCTGAAATATCAGCAAGAATATATCTGCGTACCTAAAAGTTAATCAATAAAATCAGTAACTTACGAGAAACAAAAATTTCATGAAAAAGGTTGACAACTTTCGTAAAATTGTGTAATATATTCACATACTGAACGAACGGAGTGATGAAAATGGTTACCAAAACTCAGATTGTGGAACTTCTTCGCACCAACGACAAAGCTATTGCCCGCGCATTAATTGCGCTTAATCAGCGACAAACTGCTGACGAACAGATGACCGAAGGCACACGCCACAGCAACGGCAGAGGTTTCCGTCCGTGTCATGCTCGCATGGGAACTAGCATGGCTAAGTTCTATGAACGTAACGGATATCTTTCTGCAAAGCAAATAGCTTACTGGCGGGCACCGATGAAAAACGGTCAAAGCAAGATTGAAATCTATGCCGGACAACTCCTTGAAGTGGCTGAAGCCAAGGCTCGCATTCAGAAGGTTGAGTCGGAACATGCATCAGTTCGTGACATCGGCAATCTTCTGGAAGAACGTATGATTTTGCAAGAAACGATTCAATATAATCCTGCTGCTCGTGCGCGTCTTGATGAAATCAATCAGGAACTTGCTCGCATCGAGAACACTGAAGAAGCTTATACTTAATGAACAACTTGTTTCTGGTGATGTGGGATTGTTATGGATTAGAATATATCACCAACCTACATGACGTCGAACAAGACCAAGTTTGGTGCAGGTTGAAAGGCGAGCCTAGCTTACTGGCAAATTCTATGTCTCGCACTCTCAACTCCATGTTGATGCGGGCGCGAATAAACAATCAGCGTAATTATGAGATTTACACGATTCAGACTGATGAAAGTGTCACACTGGAAGACGTTCAAGAATCTTTTGAATCCATGCCACAACAGATAGTCAACATGATTCGTGAAAGAGGAACTTGTATATTCGACGGTAGAGAAACGGAACAACGATTGATCGTATAGACAAACTCTTTATTTGCTGTAATTCAAACCCGCGCAATGCGGGTTTTTCTTTGTCTTGAATCCAGGAAATCTGATAAATACCTAAAAGAGATTAGCAATGAAAGTGTCTGATATTATACACGGTGTATTGAATTTGATTGACAGTGCAGAAAATGAATTTACTGCTCTGAGCATGTATCCAAGGTTCCAAGCAGGAATGCGATAATGGCCACAATAAACATCACAGTTCAAAGCCTACTAAACACAGCAGTTTATGATCTACAAACAGTGGACACCGCAGGTACAATTGGCGATTTAAAAACTGCTATGGAAACCAATTTTTCATATTCGGCAACTTGGTTTGACCTAGTGTTCAATGGTCATGTGTTGGACACAGCACAAACAATTGGCTCCTATGGTATAGTGGAAGGTTCAAAGCTAAGGATACACAACAAGATTGCTAGACTTGCTACTCGTCAACTACGTCAAGAAGCCAAATTAGCACTAGCTGGACTGGATCGCGCAGAGTCCGGAAAAAGGCATACTTTAACCATCAACGATCTACCTACAAAATATTCTGGAGATACCATAGTAGACAATCCTGGTGTAAAACTGGTTGTTGGTCGCCCATGGAAACTGCCATAGTAATAAATATACAAACAGGATAAAATATGAAAGCCTCAGAAATTCTAAGAAACTTGTCGGATATAGTAGCCAAAGCAGAAATGGGCAGACAATCACACGCTAGTCCAAATCAAGCAAAACTAACACCTATGTCAGCAGATCACGAAGATCACACTGATACCACAGTGATGATTGCTCCGCTACAACAAAAGCACGAATTGTTAAAGAAGGCTGCTGGGGTTGACAGTTACTATGATAACGAACACGCATCCTGCGAACACTGCGGCTGCGATCCTTGTGAGTGCGAACCCGACGAATTAGATATTATCAAACAAAACGCCGGACTTCCTGTAATCATACAGGATATCGGCGGCGAAGAAAACGACATCGTTTAAGGATTGCCAGTGGCTAAGTTACAAAAAGTTTGGAGCACTAGAATCAATGGCGTCCGTAACACCTACATAGGTGAGAAGGGTCGACTTTTCTACGACGAAGCCACCGGTGTATTACGATTAAGTGATGGCGTTACACCCGGCGGACAACCAATTGGCATCGAAGCGGTTAACATTATTACAGACACGCTGGTTCCAGGGACAGACAACATCTATGGCATTGGCACTGGTGCACTGCGCTGGAATCATATTCATCTAGGCGACGGTGGTATCTATTTTGACGGCAGCGATTATCCTGATCCGCAAACAGTTCCTTACCTGCCAAGCAGCTTGGTTAATAACCTGGTGCCAGCATATACCAATGGCAATCTAAGCATTGGTAACAGTAGTCATCGCTGGGGTGATATATGGATTGGCCGTGCCAGTCTACACATGCAGGATGAAACCACCGGAGCTGATGTTGCGTTTACTGTTAACAACGGTACACTGTATCTAAACGGCGCACAGAACCTGGCAGTGGGCAACCTGGTGATTGTTGACACCACCTTGACCAGTGCTACCAACAATCTCGACATCTCAATTGGCGCTATCGACGACACAGGATTTTTCTATATCAAGCGTAAAGCACAGTTTGACAATACCACATATAGTCCAACTGAACCCATGGTCAGCATGAATGCGTCAGGTGGAGCAGATCCTGTGACCATCTTACCCGACACTGTGATGCAGACCGTAGGTCGTCCTAACAAAAACAGTCGTGTAATTCAGAGAGCCTATGGTGCTACTGACAGCATTGGCGGCAACAACAGTTATGCAGTATGGGGCAGTTATGCGGCCCGTGGCACAGTGGCTGCACCTGCTGCAATAAAACAAAATGACATTCTAAGTCGTTTGAGTTCAAATGGATTTGGTGCAACAACATGGGGTACAGGCGGCACACGCATAGAATCAGTGGCTGTTGAAAACTTCACAGACTCAGCCAAAGGTTCAAAGATCAACTTCTGGACTACACCCATAGGCAGTAATGTGAGTCAACAAGTGGCCAGTATTACTACTACTGGCATCTCTGCCAACGCTATTACATTTGTCACTGATGACACAACACAGACCACAGCAGGTATTCCACTCACACAAAAAGGCAACAGCCTGGGTGTGGCCACCCTGGACAGCAATGGTTACTTGACAGCCGCACAGATTCCACCAAGCCTGATCGGAGGAGTGCTCTACAAAGGTGCCTGGGATGCCAGCACCAATACTCCTGAGTTGGCCAATGGATCAGGCACAGCAGGTTGGGAATATTCTATCAGCGTGGCTGGCACACAAAACCTAGGCGCCGGTAGTCAGGCCTATGCACAAGGCGGCTTTGTTATATACAACGGCTCTGTTTGGAGTTATGTACCACCATTTGGCCTGTTCACCAGCCTAACTGCTGGCACACACCTATCAGTTAACCAGCCCACTGGTGCCATCACTATTTCAACAGATGCTACCAGTGCGTACACAGCCGGTGCTATTGTGAGTCGTGATGCGTCAGGCAACTTCTCAGCCAACGTGATCACAGCCGCACTGAGTGGACAGGCAACATCAGCAGTCACAGCCGCCACAGTTACAGCAAGCGCACAGACCAATATCACAAGCGTTGGTACGCTAACCAGTCTAGCAGTCACAGGCAATGTTACCACAGGCAATGTATCAGGTACCAAAGGTACATTTACTACCATTGCTGGTACACTACTGGGCATCGAAACAGACACATACATTTCTGCACTCCGTGCTAACATCACAGCGGCCAACACAGCTATCAACAGTTTGTCCACAGGCGCCAATGCCAACACAGCCGCATACCTAACCACTGCCACAATCAATACCACCGGTAATATCACAGCAGGCAATGTTATTGCCACAGCACATTATGGTAATGTTGTTGGTAAAGCCACACAGTTGGCCACAGCAGGTACAACAGCGATAGGAACATTCCTGGCAGGAAAACTGTCTGCAGCCACTGGCAGCGTTCCTAAAAACTCCGTAGCCACAGTGACATACACCATAACCGGATTGACTACCAGTCACAAGATCATCATATCCTCTGGTACTGTAACGCCTGATCGCCAGTTCAGCATAACAGCGGCCTGGGCCAGTGCCCTAAACACAGTCAGCATTGAATATGCCAACAACAGTGGCGGCGCCGTTAGTGTCACACTGGACATCAACTACTTTGCCTTTGTGTGATGGAAGTCATTTGGATCAACCCTGTGGTCCAAGGCTCTTGTGATTCCGGTCGATGTGGTGCTGGATGTTGCCAAGTTCGAGTATTTGATTCACAAGGCAACTACACAGTAGAACCCTGCGAATATCTGGATACGGTTGCATTGAAATGCAAGATATACGAAACCAGATTCAGCGGTTGTAAAATTTACCCCACAGTGGAAAACCTACAAAGACAAGTATATCCCGGCTGCGGATACTATCTTGAAGAAGCTTAACCAAAACGCTTGACATCGTCCAGACGCTATTGTAAACTGTCCCAGTAAACCTAGGGTAAATACAATCATGCTATTTGGATATCTAATACTAATCATTGCAGTAATCATTTCGTCTATCGCGGCCTGGTACTCAATCGCCGGGCTTGCTGCCATTTTTGCAGCCGCTGTGATCCCCGTGATGATCATGGGAGGCGCACTGGAAGCAGGCAAGATCGTTGCAACTGTTTGGCTCCATAACAACTGGAAGCGAGCGGGAGTAGCATTCAAACTGTACCTAGTTCCTGCTATTGTATTTCTCATGCTACTGACTAGTATGGGTATCTTTGGTTTCCTAAGCAAAGCACACGGTGATCAGAGTCTTGTGTCAGGAGACGCAATGGCTCGGGTCGCCATATTCGACGAAAAGATTAAAATCTCAAAGGCTAATATTGATGCAAATCGTCGGGCGCTTAAACAGATGGATGAAGCTGTGGACCAAGTTATGGGTCGAAGCAGTGATGAAAAAGGTGCTGACAAAGCCATTGCTATACGTAGAGGACAGCAAAAAGAACGTGTCCGCCTTCAATCCGAGCTTGCGGCTGAACAGAAAACTATTTCTGCCCTTAGCGAAGAACGTGCGCCACTTGCAGCGGAGGTACGAAAAGTAGAAGCTGATGTTGGACCAATTAAATATATTGCCGCACTTATATACAGCGACAATCCTGACACTAACGTACTAGAACATGCAGTACGTTGGGTTATTATCTTAATTGTTATTGTATTTGATCCACTGGCTATCATTTTGATCTTGGCCGGTATCAAGCAAATCGAATTGACTAAATCTGAAAAGAAAGAAAAATCTGATACAATATTAACCGTTCCAGAAGAAAAATCAAATGATGATGCAAATAATTTGTATCTAGCTGGCCTAGATGGAAATGCATATGGTGTGCCCCCTATGTACATAAAATCTGAACCTGTACAGCAATCTGAATCTGAGCAGCAAAATGAATCAGAATCTGGAGACACTGATCAATCAATTCAAGATAATTTAGAATTATTAGCTGAGCTTGATGCACAGCGTGAAAAAATCGAAGCAACTGAAAATATTTTATCCAGTCTTGGAAATGATTACCAGCAATTGGAAGAACAACACAATATTTCCCTGAGTCGTAATCTAAAGCTACAAGAAAAGATAGATAAACTTGAAGAGCAACTCGTAGAAACTCGCTTAGAAGTTGATACTGAGGTTTGGTATGCAGCACGTTCAGACAATCTAGCAGAACAGGTTAAAAATCTTTTACTTGAAAACTCACGCTTATTGGAAGAACGAGATTTATTATTTGCTGCGCACAGTCACGAAATGGTTCGAGCAGATTCATTGGCTATTGAACTAGAGTTACAGTCAAATCGGGTTAACAATTCTGAGATGCAGATCGAACCTGAATCAGTAGTTGAATCTATGTCGATAGTTGAACCACTTGCAGAACCCACTGTCATTTTGCCCTTGGAAAAACCAAGCGTAGATTTTGGACTAGTATTTCCAGCTAATCCAAAGCGTGGCGACATGTGTATGCGAGTAGACTTTAAGCCTAGCAGACTATTCAAATGGAATAGTGTAAAATGGATTGAAGTCAACAAGAACAGTACTGATGCGTATAGTTATAATGAGCAGTACATCAATTTTTTAGCAGAAAAGATTAGCTCAGGTGAATATAGTCTAGATGACCTCAATGAACTTGAACTACAAAACATTCAATCAATAAATAAAAACACAGAATTTTAATATAACCCAACTTTATTAACTAAATACAGTACTATGTCAACATTTAACAAATCAAATCTCAAGGGTAAAGTAGTTCCAGTTATCAATGGACAATTTGAAAAGGCACTACGCAAATTTAAGAAAAAAGTCATGGAAAGCGGTATACTGCAGGAATTACGTGAGCGAGAGTTTTATGAAAAACCCACTACAGCTCGTCGTAAAGCTAAAAATCAAGCCAAGCGTCGCTGGCAGAAACAAGTAGAACAGCAAACTCTACCAAAGAAAAACTACTAATGTCTATGTACGATTTTGACGTTGATCCAAACTATACAATTTCGTTGACGCCAGATTATATACATATGAACGGATCAATGACTAATACTGGTACAATTACAGTTAATACATCTGACAATCATTATTGGATCGAATTACTTGAAAAAGAACAGGTCTACGAAGAATATAAAGTAGATAGAGAAATTCGTGCACAAAATCTCGGTGTTCGTGCTGCTTGGGAACAATACAAAATTTTATTAGAGTTAGCCCGCGATATACCCAAAAAGATTGAAACGTAAGAATTATTCGTGTATAAATAATAACGTAGATGCCCGATTGGGGTCTACAAGTCATTCTTGCTTAAAATGAAAGGAGAATAAAGATGACACAATTTGAATTTAAAACCCTAGACCTACCTACTCTTCACCGTCATGTAATCGGCTTTGATCGAGTGTTTGATGAAATTAATCGTACATTTTCTAATAGCCGAAATGCTGGCACATATCCTCCGTATAACATCAGTAAACTAGACGAGACTCATTTCCTTGTGGAAGTAGCAGTTGCAGGATTTGCTGAAAACGAATTGGATGTGTCTTTGAATGATCAGCGATTGACGGTAACTGGAAAAAAAGCTGAGCCAGACTCTGCTGCTGAGTATCTACATCGTGGCATTAGTGCACGAGATTGGGAACGAGTCTTTACTCTTGGTCCAGACCATGAAGTTCGTGGCGCAGTGGTAAAAAATGGTATCCTCTCGATTGCTGTAGAACATGTGCTTCCCGACGAGAAGAAACCTCGTAAGATCGCTATCACTTATACCAAGTGATGTTCATAATTGTGGAGGCAGATAATCTGCCTCCACATCAAACTATAGGTATTATATGTCAGAAGCTAAAATTAAAGATAAGACAGAAGTTCGTCCTCGAATTACACCAAATACAGATCTATCATCTCCCAAAAGTTACAATGTGATTTATTTGAATGACAGTGTGACTACAATGGATTTTGTAATAGAGACATTGACTGGTATATTCAATCATTCTCAAGAAATAGCTGAAGAGTTGACCATGCGAATTCATGAAGAAAATTCTGCAGTGGTTGCTACTTTGCCGTATGAAATTGCTGAACAAAAAGGCGTAGAAGCAACATTATTAGCTAGAAATCATGGTTTCCCTTTGCAGATCAAGATAGAACAAGAATGATATTCAATAAAGTAAAACAACTTAAAGAACAAGGCCTAAAGATTGGCATCACATTTTCTTGCTTCGATTTACTTCATGCCGGACACATAGCCATGCTATCAGAAGCTAAAAATCATTGCGATTACCTTATTGCTGCGTTACAAACTGATCCTACAATCGATAGACCGGACACTAAAAATTATCCTATTCAAAGTATAGTAGAACGACAAATACAGCTTAGTGCTACACGCTTCGTGGATGAAATTGTAGTTTATCAAACTGAACAAGATTTGACAGATCTATTATTGATTTTACCTGTAGATGTGCGTATACTAGGTACAGAATATCAAGATAAAGATTTTACTGGCAGGGAAGAATGTCAAAAACGAGGAATTCAACTGATATTCAACGGTCGAGATCATTCATTTTCCAGTAGTAATCTACGTAAACGAGTAGTTGCCTCCGAATCTAAAATTCTTCGATAAGGAGTAATATATGATTACTTGCATGTTAGATATTGAAACTCTCAGTACCAAACCCAATGCAGTAGTACTTACTGTTGGTGCAGTAAAATTTGATCCTTATTCTCTCCGAGAACCAGGACCAGGAATCTATCTTAGACCTGATGTAGATCAACAACTAGCTGACGGTCGAGATGCATCTGAAACTACAATGTCTTGGTGGCTTAAGCAAAGTGATTCCAGTCGTATCGAGGCTTTCAGTGATGAAGGTCGCAACAGTCTAGAAGATACATATCGTCAACTCAATAAGTTTTTAGTAGGCGTAGATATTATCTGGGCACAAGGTGCAGTTTTTGATATTATGATTCTAGAGAATCTGTACAATCAATATGGTTGGCCTACACCATGGAATTACTGGCAAATTCGTGATAGTCGAACTTTATTTGGAGTACACGGAGATCCTCGTGATAAATTATCTGAAGATCTGCATAACGCATTAGCTGATTGTATCAGTCAAGCTAAAGCTGTACAGAAGATTTATCGAGACCTTGGAATTAAATAAAATTCTAATTTCCAAATAAATAACACACCTATATATCTATCGCTCTAGCTCCCTTAAATATTAAGGGAGCTAGAGTAATGAAAAAAATAAAAATAACTCTGCTGATTTCTAGCTTCCTCCTGGGTGTACCTTTCACCTCGGAGGGAGCAGAGCTTCAGTACCAATTTAGTAGTCCGTCGTTTAACGGCAGCGGATATGGTAGCTATGTTCTCACGCTCAAACAACTAGAAGATCAACAGCGTGAAAAGAATACAGCGGCCGCAGACGCACTAAAATCAGCAGCTGAAAATGCTGCTGCTAATACTCCACAAGCTCAATTTGTGACCAATCTCCAGTCAAGAATTTATGCCCAGCTCAGTAAGCAGATTACTGATAGTTTGTTTGGCTCTTCTGGTGGATTGAGTTGCACTAGTGCCGGTGGAGTTACAACTTGTCCGACGGGTACGTTAGATGTAGGTGGAAATACCATAACTTGGTCATTAAGTAGCGACAATAAAAATATCGTGATCAGTGTGGTTAACAACATAGATCCTAGCCAGTATACGAATATGACTGTGCCAGTAGGATCTTTTGGATTCTAGGAGCGATGAATGAGAAGAATCATATTAGGATTGGTTATGTTGCCATTCCTCCTTGGTGGCTGCGCGACGACTAGCACACTGAGGGAAAAGGCAACAGGCAAACAGTTTGACGAACCAGTAGCTGAGCAATCGAGCTACTTGAAAAAAAAATCGGCCACACTGCCTGCACCGTTAGATGGACCAATACCTGTAGCGGTCTACAGTTTCCAAGATCGCACTGGACAGCGTAAATCGTTGCCTAATGTTGCCAGCTTAAGTTCAGCAGTTACGCAAGGCGCTGAAACATTCTTGATAAAAGCATTGCAGGATGTGGGAAATGCACGTTGGTTTACTGTAGTAGAACGTGTGGGCCTAGATAATTTGATTAAAGAAAGACAGATGATACGCCAGATGCGTGAACAATATAACGGCAAGGACGCTAAACCTTTGCCTCCTATGATTTTTGCTGGTGTTATAATGGAAGGCAGTATTGTAGGTTATGATTCTAATACTGCCACAGGAGGTATTGGTGCTAGGGTTTTTGGTATTGGGGGTAATACGCAATATCAAAGCGATACTGTAACTGTTTCTCTTCGCGCAGTGTCAGTGGCATCAGGAGAAATATTGACTACAGTTACAATTACAAAAACTGTTCTAAGTTATTTGGATAAGTTAACGGTATTAAGATTTGTGGACGATGGAAAATTGCCCATAGGTGCAGATACCAGTGCATTTGAAGGCGAAGCAGGCGGCAGTATTAATGAAAGTATTAATAAAGCAACAGACATTGCTATACAAGCAGCAGTGATTGAAACTATAAAAGAAGGTGCCCGTAAAGGACATTGGTCTTATAAAGAAAACAAAAATAATTAGAATAAAAAAGGAGCCAGGATAAAATGAAAAATATATTTAAAGTGACAGCGATCTTTGCTGGTATACTGTTATCAGTCGCAGTTGCAGCTGCAGGAAGCTCGGGGCCAAATAACGTATATATTGAACAAATAGGTAACAGTAACTTGCTGACCATTGAACAAGTAGGCGGCGGAAACAATATCGGTGGCGTAGCCAATGATAATCTAAGTGTAGCTACACAAACCAATTTAACTACACTAAGCCCTACTGTACCGAGTCCAACAAACTACGGCACTATTAACGGTAGCAATAACATATTGACCATGACACAACATGGCGACACCAACAGCGCACAGTATAAAATTCTAGGCAGTAACAACAACTATACCAGCCTCGTAATCGGCAATAACAACCAAACACATCTAAGTGTAGGTGACATAACCCATCCTACTAATCTCAGGAACGTGTTTACAGAGTTTTTAACTGGCAGCAATAACTTGGTGCTGCAACAGGTCACCGGCAACGATATTACTGATAATATCACTGCTGTTGGCAACGGAAATCAAATTACAAACAATTTCCTTAGCACTAATGGCACTAGCGATGATGTGATTCACGGTAACTATAATGTTGTTGTATCAGAACAAATTGATTCGGCTGGTGCAACTGGTCATACACTGTGGTTAAACACAACCGGTGACTACAACAGCATAACCACACAACAACAAGGATTCAATGATACCACGGTAAACATTGATACAACTGGTAGTCACAACACTATCACTGTGAGGACCAGTAACTCCTTAATTACTAACCCTGTATCAGCAGTGATTAGATAATGATGCGCACCCTAATACTGGCCTTGATATTATTATCCGGTCCAGCTTGGGGTGCTATTGGTTCTGTTACTGAAACTAAAGGATCAAGTTGTTCAATTGAGAGAGACAAGTCGCAGCTACCCGGTGACAAAGGTGCCAGCATTGAAAGCATGGACACTTATGTTACCGGGAAATGTGAAAGCGATATTACATTTACAGATGATACAAAGGTGAAAGTCAACGAGAATAGTAGATTACTCATTGACGATTTTGTGTTTGATCCAAAACAAAGTGATGCTGGAAAACTAGCCTTAAAAGTAGGTATGGGAACGGTTCGTTATGCTAGCGGACAAATCGCCAAAAACAATCCGCAAAAAGTTAATATAAAAACACCTGCTGCAAGCATTGCTGTTCGTGGCACTGACTTTACAATGACAGTTGATGAAGCCGGGCAAAGCCTAATAGTGTTATTACCCAGTTGTAAAGATGGTGAGAAAAAGAAAGAATACGAACTAGAAGAAAATACCTGCAAGGTAGGCAAAATAGATGTGGAAACACTAGCTGGTAAGGTAACGCTAGACCAAGCATTTCAAGGTACGTTTGCCGCTAACCCAACTACCGTGCCTACACCTCCTCGCATACTGAATATCACGGAAGGCAAAATCAACAACTTTTTGATCTTATCTCAGCCTCCAGAAATTACACAGGCACGACATGACAGTGCAGGTAAAGATAAAGATAAGGAAACTGAAGCAGATCTAGAAGAATTTGTCAGACATTTTGCAAGTCAAGCTGCTCACACTAATAGCGAAAGAGCAGAGGTACTAAATCGTATGCAAGCACCTAATGAACCATCATGCGACCCACATAAAAATGTCTGTGTAGCGTGGGAAATGCCTAACAACGATATTAAAGGACGAGGAAAAGGAATTGCATATCGAATCGTTGAAACTCAACATTATGCAGAAGTAAAGACACTTGGATATAGTTCAAACACATATGTAAGTATTACACAAGACGATAACACTGCATTTAAAATCATCGGTGACGGCGGACCGGGCGGTAACGCAATTAACATTAAACAAAATACAGGTGTGTTAAGACCACAATGAAAACACTGTTAATGTTATTGTTATTGTTAATTATCTGCATTAATGCATCAGCTACCGAACCTAACTATGCAAATGTAAGATCATTTATTACATCTGTGACACCAACTAGCTCAAATAGTCCGGCTTCAGAAAGATCACCAAATGCAGTAGATGGCAACGTTGGCAGTAAATATCTAAACTTTGACAAATTTAATGCTGGATTTACTGTGCAACTCAGCCAAGCTGAAGTAGTGCAAGGAATGCAGTTTACAACAGCAAACGATAGTCCAGGCCGAGATCCAACCAGCTTTACTCTTTACGGTTCAAATGATGGATCTACATGGACCACATTGACAGCTAATCAATCTATCAGTCTCAGTAACAGCAGATATGCAGAAAGCTCTGTTTATACATTGACTAACAGCACCAGTTTTCTTTATTATCGTATTATCTTTCCCACGATCAAAGACAATGCTTCTAACAGTATGCAGATAGCAGAAGTTGCATTCTTATATGATACAAACTATAACGCTGTCCCTGCTTTGTGCTGCGGAGGCAGTGCAAGTATATTCAGTGCCAGTTCACAAAATGTTAATAAGGTTATGTCATTTGTTGGAAGAACGACTCAAGACAGCCAGGTCTATGTTGAACAAGTAGGAAATCAAAATATTGTAACCGTGGAACAAACTGGAACTAAAAATAACTATGCAAAGTATTCCGGCAATGGCAGTAACGATATAGTATCTATAACACAATCAGGAAATAACAGTACACAAGTTAATTATGCAGATCTTACTATTACCGGTGATACTAATACTGCAACACTTTTACAACAAAGCACTGGCGGAGCTAAAGGTGTATTTGCCACAGTAATCGATGATAATAATAGTCTTATAGTTACTCAAAAAGACTCAGGTAGTCATTATGCTGAAATAAATCTCAGTGGTGGAAATAAAAATGTTGATATCACTCAACAAGGTTCTGCTTCACATATGGCCAGCATTAGTCTAAGTGGATTGCCGGTAGACCTCAGCTTATCTCAATCTGGATCTACTCAACAGTTCTATAGTATTCAATTCAATTGCGCAACAACTGGAGGTTGCCCTAAGATAACCGTAACGCAAGGAAATTAACAATAAATAGTATAGATGAAAAAAATACTATTGAAAATTTTAGTAAGTCCTTGGCTAGCACTAGCAACACTAGGCATAGTATTATCAGTTAGAATCGCAGATCCAAACTTTGTTGAATCAGTAAGACTGCGTTATTTTGACACATTGATAACCAGTGAACCCTCTAAACCAACAAATATATTCACAATCAACATAGACGAAGCAACACTGGACAAATATGGACAGTGGCCTTTTAATCGAGAAATATACGCCGATCTAATCAGCGATCTCTACGCCCGAAAAGCTGGATTAGTAGTATGGGACGTTATGATGCCTGAAACAGATCGTCAAGGCGGCGATAAAGCGTTAGCTGCTGTACTAGATGAAAATCCAGTGGTGCTTGCTAACATGCCCGCAGAAAAAAGCAAAAACAAAGCGCATGTGCCGGGTAGCGCAGTGATGGGGCCAGAGTTTCTTGATCGCATAATAGAATATCCAGGACTCATATCTAATGTATCCTTATTAGAAGATCGAGCATACGGTGTAGGAACCGTTAATACATTACCAGAAGTTGATGGCGTTGTTCGTAGAGCACCATTGATTGCCACCGTAGATAAGAAACTATATCCTTCATTAGCAATGGAAGCTCTACGTGCTGCTGCCGGCGATACTACCTTCCAAGTTAAACTAAATGCACTTGGCGTGGAAAAAATGCGTATACCTAAGTTTGGTCCAATAGCTACTGACAACTTAGGGCGTGTATGGATCGACTGGAGTCAGCGTGCTCAATCTGTATCAGCAGTTGACTTATTAGAAAACTTTGAAGGTGCAGTTGTAATTGTAGGCGTTAGTGCGGCTGGCATATCCAATCCAGTTCCAACAGCAGTAGGTAGTGTATGGCCACAGGATTTACAAGCTGCTGTGATTTCTACCATGATCGCAGGATCTAATATAAAACGTCCTGATTGGGCAGATGGTGCAGAAATACTAGCCATGCTAGTTATGGGACTGTTGTTAGTATTTTTTGCAGTATGGAGGCGTCGATGAACAAGCATTTGAGTTATATATTGCCTGTACTGTTCGTGGCAGCGTTATACAGTGGGTCTAGATATGCATATCACGAATACCGAATGCTGTTAGATATTACACTTCCTACCATTGCGGTGATATTGGTGTCTTTGCATATCAATATTGTGCGTTTTATAACCGAATTGAATCAAAAACTGCAAATAAAGAAGCAGTTTGGTACATATTTAAGTCCAGCACTAGTAGAGAAACTACAGAAGAATCCAGATCTATTGAAGCTCGGTGGTGAATCTAAAGAATTGTCTATTATGTTTACAGACGTTCGTGGGTTTACTGCGATCTCTGAGCATTATGGCGCAGACGTTCAAGGTCTAACCTCTATTATGAATCGATATATGACGGCGATGACAGAGAAGATTATTGAGAACAATGGTACGCTTGACAAGTATATTGGTGACGCTCAGATGGCATTTTGGAATGCTCCTTTAGACGATCCACAACACGCCAAAAATGCAGTAAGAACAGCAATACAAATGATGGAGAGTCTTGATGAATTTAATCGACAAATTGAGCCTGAAGGTATTCCTGCTTTTGGAATGGGTTTGGGTATTAACACTGGGACTGTTGTCGTTGGCAATATGGGTAGCGTTCAGCGTTTTGATTATACCTGTCTCGGCGATTCTGTCAATCTTGCTTCAAGGTTGGAAGGTCAATCCAAACCGTATGGAGTTCGAATTATATTGGGGCCAATTACAGCGGAACAAGTCAAAGACGAATTCAAAGTAGTAGAGTTAGATTGTATTGCCGTCAAAGGTAAGAAGTTGGGAGTTAAGATATATACTCTTGGGGAAGAACCAATGCAAGAGAAATTCCTTTCAGAATACTATGCAGGTAGCTGGGCTGAAGCTATCAATATAGCGAAGAAGCTTTCTAAAACAAATAAAGAAATGAAGAAGTATTATGAAGCGATGATTGAACGTATGGAAGAAGGTAAACCAGAAGATTGGGACGGAACGTATAGGGCAACAAGTAAATGAGATTTAAAGATTTTGACAATAATAAACAGATTAAACCTAGCGATAATAAAGTTTTAACTACCCAGCGTTACAAACCAGTCAAAGCAATGATACAAGCAATGGGAGCATTGCAAGAACCTGACCTGCCAAAAGGTTCATACATTGATGTGTGGGATTCAGGGAAAAATTTTAAACCTAAGAAAAATAATCAGTAAAAACTGTATTTGTTTTGAAATATATCTTCAGGAACTACCCAAAATTCTCCATCAGGTCCAGGCCCCATTGTCCAATCTCCAATGAAGATAATTCTTGGTCCTTCTGGTGTCTCGATTAAAAAATTTTCTCCGTTACAGCTAATCGCTATATGTTCATCGCCTTTCCATTTCTCAACTTTACAATAAGGCTGCATTATGTTATTTTTATTCATCATTGACTCCTACGAACTGCCTGCACCAGCTTCAGCATCTTCTTCTGTATGAATAGTATTGATTTTCTTCTCAGCTTGGACTCGTTCATATTCGATAGTTTTACCTCGTAAATGCAACACGGTGTTTACTTTTTGGTTAAGTCGAATAAGATCGTTATCCAACATTCTGATTCTATCTATTAACGCAATTAGAATAGAATTAGCTTCGCTTAATACTGGTTTTATTTCTTTTGTCGCCCATTCCCATGTGAAAAATACAAAATAAGCCATTCCACCAGCAGCTACAATAGGAAAACCGTATTTGTTTATTAAATCTGCAAGTTCAGAGCCCATACATGACACCCACTATAATTCCAACAGTCAGACTTATAAGTGAACAAGCCAACAGATCTCGGTCGTACCATAATGGTTGTCGGATCAGCCAAGTTTTAGTGTGGAGGGGTACACCTTCTTTTTTTAAAATCATTTCTAGCTCCTGAATTCATCTTTAATCTTTGTTGTTATCTTTTTTTAATACGCCATCAATCAAAAAATTTTCTAATACGTTAAGGCGAGCAAGTCGTTGCTGTCCATCTTGATCAACTACCAAACAAAAATAGTCACCTGGATTCCAACCTATTTTTTTAGTGTTTAATTCTTTATCAATTATTAAACCAGCGGGTGTTAGATCCCACAGGTAATCTATATACATCATTAACTATCTTCACTTTTTTTTATTAGGGCTGCTAGTTTGTCTGCAACAGCTCTGATGTCCGGTGCCAATTGTCCACCTTGGCTTTTATCGCCAGAACCATATTCAGCGTCTATTAGTCGAGCGATATTATGAAGTTGAATAACACAGTCTTCGTTTTTCATTTGATTTACCTAATATTTTTTTAAAAATCAATCTCTTCTAGCGTCTGATTTACCATCAGCTCTAGCTATACGTTCTACATCTGGCCTTAGTCCGAGTGCATTACTGACCACTGTATCGATTCTTATGACATCGTGGTTCATAGTTTTAACTCGATTATCCAAAGCGGTGATGATGCCTGCCATGCCTTTTACGCTGGATGTAACTCCAGCCAGTATGAATTTCATAGTAAGAAAAACGAAATAGCCCGCAGCTATAGACGCGGCGATAGGAAAACCCACCTCTGCGACTAGCTTGAAAAAATCTGCCATGCTAGCTCCTTATTGATATTGTAGGTTATTGTTATTATTATACAAATATTTATGCAAAACGGCTAGGAATTAGATTTAGGCAAGCTGTATATAAATACTCTACTATGTCTATATTCCAACAAATATCACGACTAAACGTCCAAGCTTATATTTCTAATCAGCGTGGCGAAGAAATCCTATCTAAAAAACAAGAAATATTAAATGATATTTCTGATTTTTATGAATTAGATCCTACTAACATTCTTTTTATAGGTTTCAGCAGTTTTGTATTTGCTGAATATGTCGGTAGAAAATTCATCACTGACATAGATGATGAAACTTACGCTTATCTAGAATCTAAAAATGTGCAGTGCGTTAGACTTAACCGCTCTGATCTAGCTCGTTACCATAAACAATTTGATGTGGTAGTAGCTGCAGATGAATTTTTTACTTATGCTCAATCTGACGAAGATCAAAGACAACTTGTGAAAGAAATTTCTGATCTGTCATGTGAATATGTGATAACTACACTTAGAGATTACAAAAATCAAGATTATCGAGACCGAGAATTTAGTTTTCCTATAAACATTAAAAGTAAGGATTTGACTACTGTGTTTCTTGAATCACATGATTGGAGTATCTCTGATAGAAATGCTTGGAAAAGCAAGATATACCAGATAGATCCAGACGATTCGTTAACTGTGCATGGACCTTTTGATAGACGAGCGATGTATTTCAAACAATTGGCTAAGTTTAGCAGTGATGCTGGAGCCAGTGGATTTTTAGTACATAAAAACCTCATGTATAAAGGTCTGTGTCGTAAGAATTACGAACATGTTATAACCATGAGATTTGAGAATGCCAACAAATGAGAGTTTTGATACCCTAGTAAGAGAGTTGACTACAGAAGTCACAGCGAGAGTTAGAGATCAAGTACAAAATAGTATCAATGACATAGTTGCTCAGAGAATATCTGAACTAGTAACACCAGATTTAATATTCCGAACAATAATAAATCGAGTGGATCAGCGTATTCATGAGTTCGCGCCAGATCCTTCTAAGTTTGATGCTAAAGTAGAAAATGCGTCTTTAGTAATCGTTGATCAAATGAATACCCTAGCTCGCGAAAGGATAGAAAAAACCCTACACAATATGTTGACCTCGATCGATGTCAAAGGAATCGCTAGAGATCATATCGGAACATTTTTATCCAGCATAAACAAAAGTTTTTTTCCAGACAACTATATTCCAGGGTCTGCGATCAACAAAGAAGGGTTTGTCATTAGTGGAAATAATATCAACGGTGGCATAATTAAAAATTTCAGCAGTTCTGGAATAGATGATCGTGCAAATTCGTGCAAAATGACGATATTAGATCAAGGAGTAGTATTTGAAGAAACGCTGTATTCTTCAAGAATTGAAGTAAAAGGCGATGTAGTGATTGACGGCGATTTGCTGATAAAAGGAAAAATTCCTGAATCTTGTGGCGCATTTCAAGATTTGATAAGAGATTCTGCTGCCAGAGTCAAACAGATTATGGGGCCTGAGATTATTGATACGTTTCAAGTGAGTGTGTTTGATCGTATTAAAAATGAAGGCATTGAAGTCAATAATCTTATTGTCAACGGTTCACCTCTAATAGAAGGTAGGAAATTGTCATACGGCATCGTCGATAGTAATCTACAATCTGTTGGCATGTTAAGAGATTTGCAAACGCAGGGTGAAAATCTACTCAGCGAGACGTTGTATGTTACTAAAAATCGAGTAGGCGTGAATACAATGGATCCTGTCACTGCGTTGAGCATTTGGGACGAAGAAGTTGAACTGGCTATCGGTAAGCAAAAGCAGAACACTGCCCGTATCGCTGCTCAGCGTAGCAGTAATTTAGTATTGGGTAGCAATAATCGAGACAACATTGTTTGTACCCCAGATGGTAATATCGCAGTCAATGCTATAAAGATCGGTGACACCATGGTAAGTAGTAGTGCCATTCCGCCCAACTACGATGCTCCCAATGGTGCAATTGTATTCAACAGTAATCCTAATTTAGGAGGGCCTATTGGTTGGGTAAGTTTAGGTCTTGCCCGTTGGGCTAATTTTGGTATCATTGATTAACCAAAAAGGTTGACAGTGTGGTTATATGATGTTATCATAACAGCATGACTACACTAAAACGCATTCCTCGAATCGGCTTCTGCTGCAAATTTGTAGAACGCCATCCTAAAAAAGGTATTCAATCTAAGGAAGGACTGAATACTGGCTCAACTACCGTAGCTTGGTTGTCTCGCCAAAAACGAGACATTGCTGAACAAAAGCTATGGAATTTAATGACCGAAAATATCACGGTTACTCTTAAGCTAGTAAAACTAGTCGGCGAGAATCCGTCGCATCTTCGTATGATGCGTATCGGCAGTGATCTTCTGCCAATGTACACGCATCCAGACTGGCGATATTTCTGGCAACGTGCAGATGTAATTGCTCATTGTGAGCATGGTTTTGCTGAAATTGGTGAGATCGCTCGCGTTAATGATGTACGTCTTAGTTTTCACCCTGGACAATTTGTAGTGCTGGCATCCGAAACACCAGCAATTGTAGAACGCAGCATCGAAGATTTTGAATATCACGCTAACATGGTTCGGTGGATGGGCTATGGCAAGACATTTCAAGACTTTAAGATCAACGTGCATATTGCAGGCCGAGCAGGTGCTGAAGGTATTCGCACAGCATATGCCAGACTCTCGCCCGAGGCTCGCAACTGCATCACTATTGAAAATGAAGAAATGAGTCACGGACTAGAAGAATGTTTGTCACTGTCTGATCTATTGCCTATTGTGCTAGATATTCATCATAATTGGATTCGAGAAGGTGAATACATTCAACCCGATGACAATCGAGTTAAGCGTGTGCTAGACAGCTGGCGTGGTGTACGTCCTGCCATGCATTACAGCGTAAGTCGTGAAGATGTACTGGTAAATCATGAGACAAATGTGATGCCTGACCACACAATTCTGTTAAACAATGGCTTTAGTAAAAGCAAACTGCGAGCGCATTCAGATTTCTATTGGAACACTGCAGTAAACGATTGGGCTTTGAGTTTTTTGCCAGAGTTTGACATTCAAGCCGAAAGTAAGTGCAAGAACCTAGCTAGTGCAGAACTAGCTAGGCGTGCAGAACAATTAGGTATTGTCTGATTTCTTTTTGCTTTTAGCATTGGCTGTTTGTTTTGCTTTAGTGACAGGTGCTTTGGAAGTCTTGGTAGTTTTTTCCTTCTTAGGTTCAATTACCTTAGTCTTCTTAGGCTTGGCAGCCTTTACAACTAGAATTTCTTTGGGTTTCTCTACAACAGACTCAGCTACAACTTCTTCTGCTGGTTTTACTTCAGTCTCAAGCTGAGATACTTCAAGTATCTCATCTGTTACTACAGATTCTGTTGGTGTGGTGATTGATTGTTCTTGTGTTAGACGATTGGCAATAAAGCTATACAAAATATAAGCTAACAATAATATTGCCAACGAAAAAATGACACCTAAAATATTTTCCATGATTGATCTCCTGTCTGATTGATTGAATGGATGTGACAATATTTAGCCATATAATTTAGAAATATATTTTTCTCCAAAACACTAGTATTATTTTGCACTGCAACATATAATTTGTATAAATAAAGTTATATTAGAAAAAAAAGGAGATAGTTATGTTTACACCTGAGTTTTTCATTGACACTTTCCAAGATACTAAAAAAATAGTGACTAATCGTGTTTTCACTGACAAGACACTGAACAAAGCAGCAAATGCTTTTATCGATGCCCAAACAGCATTCGCCAAGATGTTGGTTAACAACGCCGTGGATCTATGCAAGTATACTACTGACTCAATTACTGAACAGTGGTTTCCAACAACCAATAAAGCTGACAAAACCAAATAATAAAGGAGAATAAAATGAACAAGCTTAACCCATCATTAATTTCGATTATTTTTATCGACATTGCTGCAATGGCTTTCTACATGCATAATGTAGTCAAACTAATCGGATAATCATATCCATAATAAATAACTGTGCGGCGTCTGTCGCACAGTTGGCTGAGTCAGAGTTGACAAAGCTATTCTAATCATCTAGAATTAATTTCTAACATCAACTAAGGAGACTGACCATGAATCTGACGATTACTATTGGTAACAATCGGGCAACTGCAACAGTGCGAACTACATTGCGAAACCTTCGGACTCTCAAGCTCTTAGATGAAAATGATCAAAATATCGTGTTAAGTTTAATTGATAGCTTAATTCCAAAATGTAATATTGCTAGCACTCGTGTGCGCGGCTTGGATTATACCATACAGATAAAATGAAGAAAATTGATAAATTGCCTGCGGTTCGATTTCGAGTTGGAAATTATTCTTATAGACCTAGAGAAAAAAGCGGACCAACTGAAGGATTTAGTATACGACACTATTTGGTATTAGATGAATCTGGAGAAGTTATTGAACCAGATTTTACACCGTGGTGTTATATGAGCAAAATTGATGTTCAAAACTATGTGATGCTCGGCAAGCCTTCTCGGTTTCATGAGTACAGACCGCTGAGTTCAACAGATTTGCGCAAAATGATCAATGGCATAAATCGATAAATCAAGAAGAAAAAGATGACAACTGAAATTGTGCCTAATGTGGTATTCAAAACTCGTGTCCGTGATGATAGTGTTGGCTTATCTGAAGAGCAACGGTAAATAATAGTGCATTTAAGGAGAACTAACATGCAGTGGACTACACCTTCTTTTCAAGACCTTCGCAATGGTTTCGAAATCACCGCTTATGTCTCATTTCGGTGAGATTTAGCACAAACTTTCGATAAATGAGAGGCAGACATTAGTCTGCCTCTTTTTCATTCTAGACCAGGACATTCTATACATCTTTTACCGTTGTAATTTACAAATCTAGGTTATGGATGTAATATACACTTGAAGTCAACGAACTGGAGTTAGGAAAATGCAAGATTACAATGAATTTAATATCTTGAAGGTCATTGAAGATCTGCGTAAAAACAACATCGAAGACTATGAGATTTGACCTGGCAATGAATGTATTTGAATCAATCATGATCTAGTTAACAGTTATTATATATTTCGTGATCGAAAGATTACTGATATTATCATCGATTGACTAAATAGGTCTTGAACAAAAAAAGGATTAGACCCATGGAAAACTTCGATGTGGATTAAGGTAAGAGATCGACTACCTACCTTCAACGGTTATTTTTTGGTGTTCAATGGAGAATTTATTGAAATCGCTTGGTTCCAATACCGAGATGTAAAGGGAGTTACGCCTTTTGCCTTTTATAATCAATATAACAAACCATTAGATATTACGCATTGGATGACAATGCCTTCAATTCCGACTATGTTTGAACCTAACGAGAATCAAAACTATGAGCAATATGTCTGATTTATATATCGAAGTTGTGTGCGCATATCAAGCTGGTGTTAAAATTCGCGATATTGCGAAAAATTTAAATATTCCGATCAATTGGGTATTTGATCTTGTAGACGAAAGTGAAGAATCAAATAGCAACACTGAACATAACAATATTAGCTAAAGCAGACAGAGAAATGTTTAAATTTGATAAGCACAGTGTGTTACTTGGCTTAGCATTAGGTGTGCTGATTATGATTTTTCTTAGCATAGCTGAGGCTTGTGGAGAAGCACAGGCACTAAAAAATGCAGTAACCTATGCTGGTTTTATTCATATTGGCAAACACTACGTTGTAATAGAGGAAGATACAGAATGACTTATAGAGTTCGTCAATAATATCATGAACAGATATAAGACTATTTGTATCAGCGATCTGCACTTAGGCAGTAAGGATTGCAAGTCCTTATTGCTTTTAGATTTTCTCAAACACAATCAAGCAGAAAATCTATTCTTGATCGGAGATATCATCGACGGATGGAAGATACAGCAGAAGAAATGGCGATGGGATCAAACTCATACCAATGTAGTTCGCAAGATTCTAAGTCACGCTAAAAAAGGAACCAAAGTTCATTATATCGTAGGAAATCATGATGAATTTTTACGAGCCACTCTAGGACTAGACTTAAGTTTTGGATTGATCAAGATCCACAATCGTTATGAATATACTGCCCTTAATGGCCGACGATATTTGTTGATTCATGGCGACATGTTTGATGGCATCTTGAATTATCATCGTTGGATTAGTTACTTAGGAGATTACCTTTATGAAATGATTTTAGGACTAAACACGCAGTTCAACTGGATTCGTCGCAAATTTGGATTTGGCTATTGGAGTCTAAGCAAGTATTTGAAGTTGGCTGTAAAAACTGCAGTAGGTCATATTGTAAGCTATGAGAAAAACATGGCTGAGTATTGTCGTCGCAAAGGTTATGACGGTATTATTTGTGGACACATTCACCATGCAGAAATCAAACAGATTGATGGCGTTGAATACATGAACGACGGCGATTTTGTGGAAAGTTGCACAGCACTGGTTGAAGATTTTAATGGCAACTGGCGTATTATCGAATGGAGTAGCATGAGTTCATGAAAATATTGATAGCTACTGATGCCTGGATTCCCCAAGTAAATGGCGTGATTCGCTCATATCAAAATATTTTGCCTTATTTTTCAGAGTTAGGTGTGACTTGTGATGTGATTCATCCGTATCTGCCGGCTTTCAAACGTAGAATATTAAAAGCATATCCTGAAATCGAATATGTTTGTAATTTATCCGCAGTAACCAATGAACTTTCATCAAGGGTTGATAGCGACACGAACATACACATAGCTACCGAAGGTCCTATCGGACTCATGACTCGGCGATTTTGTAAGCGCAACACCATACCTTTTACCACAGGTTTTCATACACTGTTTCCTGATCTTATTAAGCGTCGTTGGGGAATACCGACACACTTGACATATCCTTACTTTCGTTGGTTTCATCGAAATAGCCAAGCGATTCTTTGTCCTACTGTAGGTTTAGCACAGTGTTTGCACCAGCACGGAATGTACAACACTTCTATATGGACTAGAGGTGTGGATGGAAAGTTATTTTCCTTGGATAAAAGAGACCAAACAACTGGTGGCTATATTTTGTGCGTGAGTAGGGCTAGCAAGGAAAAAGGCTTGGATGATTTTTGTCGATTGAATCATTCCCAAAAAGTTTTGGTAGGTGATGGCCCATATCTCGCTTCGTTAAAGCGAAAATATCCAGATGTTATTTTCCCGGGTCATCAAGAAGGTGCAGCATTGGCTAAATGGTATGCCAATGCTGATGCATTTGTGTTTCCCAGTAAATCTGATACGTTTGGGATTGTGCTGCTAGAAGCCATTGCTTCTGGCACTCCAGTAGCTGCATATCCAGAACCAGGGCCGCTGGAAGTAATTGAAAACGGAATAAACGGATGGATAAACACGGACTTGCAAACAGCCTTAGACCAATGCGCTAATATAGATAGACGACGAGTTAGGTATACTGCTGAACGCTGGACTTGGCGGTATTCAGCGCGACAATTTATTGAACACGCGGAGTGTGTAGCAAATGAAAAATAAAATAAAGAACAAACCATGGCCTGAAGAATTTTTAGGTTCCGAAGAAGATTTCACCAACCTTCTAGAAGAAGAATGGAAAAATATCAAACAACACGGGCTAGAAAAAGGTATTCTTCGCAAAGGTCCAGGCGGATCATTGATCGGGCTACAAGATCCAAGCGTTCTTTTTGACTCTTATGATGACCAAAATATTTGAACATCAGTTCAAAACAAGCTAAGATAACAAGCTCATCATTTAAAGGAGAAAATTTATGAATAAGATGTTTAGTATCGCTGTGTTGACAGGTGTTATTACGCTCAGTGGTTGTAGCTATGCTACTCAAAAGGACGTTACTGTCCTTAGCAGCAAGGTAGAATTGCTAGGTGGCAAGTTAGACGTAGTAACAAGCAAGGTTAACGAAACTGACAAGCTAGCCCGAAGGGCACTGGAGTCTGCTACGTCTGCCCAGGCTGCTGGCGATGCTGCTCAGGGTTGCTGCGCTGAACAAAAGAGTCGTCTAGATTCGATGTTTGAAAAGGCTATGCGCAAGTAAAGCGTAAGTTGTTGATTTTGCAGGAGAAAAAAATCCTGCAAAATCTCTCAAAAACGGTTGACAAACGGTTCGTCGTTGTGTAATATCCTTATATTGAACAGAAAAATAGGAAAACATCATGACTAACCTGACTCGCGAAGAACAAAAAGCCATCCTGCTGCGCCGCTTTCCTGAAGCCGACCGCATCGTCTTCGACACTGAATTCAAACAGTGGAATGTAATTACTATCATCGGTGTGGAAGACGAGTACGGCGATATCGAAACCGATATCTTAGCCTACATCCCCGGTACTCGGAAGTTCAGCTTCGCCGGTCACATCTCTGTCGAAATCTAAGGAGAACAACATGGAATACGTGTCTGAACTGATGATTGGGGTTGCGATAGCCGTGTACTGTGCGGTCTACGTCTTCGGAAACCGATAAGGAGAAAATTCGGTGATGACTTGACAGCACTGCGTGCAGTAGCTTATACTGCACGCATACTTAAACAACAGCACAGAGGAATCCGCAATGCCAAATTGGTGTTCAAACAGTGTTTATATCACGCATGTTGACCGCGAGAAACTTGATCGGCTGATCACGGCTTTTCGTGCAGGGCGTATGATGCAAGAGTTCTTGCCTTGCCCGTCGGAACTGTATGACGGTGAAGGTTGGTTTAGTTGGTGTATTGATCATTGGGGCACCAAGTGGGATGTTGGTGGCAATGACGGCAGCGATTGGGCAGATTGGCTTGATCAAGAACAACAGCGGCTTGCATTGAAGTTTGACAGTGCCTGGGCGCCGCCAATTGGGTTTTATGATTATCTCGTGAATCACGAAGGATTTGATATTCGTGCATTTTACTACGAGCCCGGCATGCAGTTCGCTGGCCTTTGGCACAATGGCAGTGATCAGCATTATGAAGAGTGGGGCGATAGTGGTAGCGCAGCCCAAATGCTGCCCGAATGCATCGACCAAGAGTTTGATATTGTCAATTCTCAAGCAATGTGGGAAGAAGACACACAAGAAGACGCCGTATAAATCAATTGGCAACCTTGTGTGCAGTAGCATATACTGCACACATCACAACAGATAGTTCAGAGAATTTTATGACTTTTCATCTGACACATCCAGCTTTAACTACTACTGGCAAGCAAAAATTCAGACGCAAGCGAAAGTTTCGTTCTGCTGCTGAAGCTCAGCGTTTTCGTGACTATGAAGAATACAAGAAAGAAAACGGTATTCAAGACACGAAAAAAGTAAAATCTACAAAAAATGTAGCCACATATGTGCCGCCTCGCTCATTTAGAGAGGAAAAACCAAAGATTCCCAGTCACGAAATGACCATGAATACCTGCACCAAAAAAGAAACATTGTTTTACACTGGTGATCGGTTGATCGGCATTGCAGTTCTGCATAAAAGCTGTTTGCAACCTGTTTTTAGCCAGGCTGAAGCAGAAGAAGTTGCTAAAATGAGAAGAGGTTGATTATCATGGCATTCAAGCCCACTGCCCCAACGCACTATTGTCAGTCCTGCGGACAAGCATTATGGGCTAACACGTGGGCATATGCCTTGTGTAAGCCGTGTGGGCACAAGCCCTGCAAGCACGGCGCCAAACATGGCCATTGTGATCACTGCGACATGGAATCGGATCAGGCATATGATGCAAAGCGTTGAAATGGATATGGACCAAGCATATCGTCTAATAGCATCCAACTTGGATAAAATCGGTGAACACGCCTTGGAATTTTTGCGTTCCAGAATCGAGGTGGAACAACGAGAGCGTGATGCCAAAGTTTGGCAAATAATCGAGCGCAATCTGATCATGGATAAACTGCTTGACACAGCTGATTGCCGTTGATAGACTTCTGCTATACTAAATAGTTGGTGAAAAACATGAAAAGTAAGCCTCAACGAATCAGAGCTACCGAACTGTATTGCACAGGAAACCTGTTCCGTCACAAGGTTCAGCGCGACCGCACCAAATATGTGCGAAAAGACAAACATCCCAAGCGTGGCGAATAATCGTTATTCTTCAGTCCAGGAGATAAATCATGGCAGTTAAACGCAAATCATCAAACCCAGTACGAATCCGCGTCACTCGTCAACAGCGTGAAAAAATTCGCGGAGAAGCAGGCAAGCTGGGTGACGAAAGTCTTTCTTGGGGAGAAATCAGCAGCCGTTCTGATGCTGTTCTTGCCAGTGCCTTGAATTGGTATGCAATATCCAGCGTTGATTCGGATACCTATGAAAAATGGGTCATCAATTGGATGGGTAAAAATAATTACAACAAGGCAGATATTCGACATTTCAAAAAACTCAGCAGTGTTAAAAAAGACACCTTGGGTAAGCTAATTCGCATGCAGGATCTTGGTACCAAGTTCACTGGTGAATGTGAAAACGTTATTGTTTCCGAACTTGAATCGTTGCTTCTGAGTGAAGTATATGATAGTCATGAGGTGTTTGATGATGATAACGATGGCGCAAAAGTTGCGCTGAAACCAATGGCAGAAGTTATCAATATTCAAGACCGCATCAAAGCCGGTGCTGAGCCGCATATCATTGCGGTAGACGATGAAATCTCTTCATGGTTTCAAGACCGAAAGAAAAAGATTGACTATAGCTTCTATAACTATCTGCAGAAGCACCAGCCTTCAACTCATGTATGCAAGCATATCCGCAAGGTGGTGGAAGACCGTCTAGCTGAGCATGAGGAGATGATGGGATTCAAGGATGAACAGTTGAACGAAGCATATGAGTATCTGCCGCTGTCCAGCAAGCGTGAAATCCTGCGCATGCTGAAGGCGGTGTTGGACGATATTGACCGTTTTGTTGGCAATGCCAAGGCAGCCAAGGTACGCAAGCCGCGGGCTAAAAAGCCAGTGAGTGTAGAAAAGCAAATCAGCAAGCTGAACTACATGAAGGAATATGCCAAACTCAAGATAAAGAGCATTCCTCCTGAGACTATCATCGGGGCAACCCAGCTCTGGGTGTTTAACACCAAGACCAATCAGATTTATCATATCACAGGCAATCTGGGCGTTGCCACGTTGGCAATCAAGGGTTCTAGTATCCTCCACTATGATGAAATCAGCAGCATCAAGAAAAAGGTACGCAAGCCTGAGGCTGTTATCAAACAGGTGCTGGACGGTAATAAAAATACATTGAAGAAGCTCATGGACAGCATCAAGACCAAATCGCAAAAGTTCAATGGTCGGATTGGTGCAGACTGCGTGTTACTAAAGGCTATCAAGTAATGTCTCAAACTAGACAAGAGATGATTTTCTCTGAGCAAAGAACAAATACGCAGTATGATTAGACAACAACTTACTGAGTATTACCAAAGATTAACAGAGAAACAACTGGAAATGATACATAAATATACGTTCTAGTAGTTTACCATCACCAGAGCCTCTAATATAAATACTTGCTGAACAGTAGCTGAACAGCAAAGGAGGCAGTGATGAAAAATAGACTATGTGATCATTTGATATCCAAGGATAAACACTGTGAGAAATGTGCTAAGAGAGAACAACGGAGAATTGAGGAGCGTAAGCAACGAGAGCTACGCGAAACATATCGATCTAGAGGATCATAACAGAAATATGAAACATGTGGGGTGGTTCATTATTGGGCCGTCTCACAATGACGGATCGCCGTATGCATACGGCGATCTATTCATCAGCGTATACGCTAAAGAAGAACAAAAACGACGTTATAGGAAACAGGACTGCAATTTTGTGCCTGTCTATGTGCCTTGCAGAGAATTTTAATCTAAGCGACCGCTGTCACACTATTTTAATAACACTGTACAAGTATTATTAAATATTCACGATATATTCTAAATTAAACTAAGGAGAATTTATGAGAAAATCCACAATAGTATTACTGTCGTGCCTATTAAGCGCGCCAGCATTTGCTGCAAACGATGCGATGATCCAGCTACTGGATACTCTAAAGACTAGAGGAACCCTTGACGCCAAATCGTATGAGGAACTTAAGTCTGCCGCTCAAGCTGATGAAGAAACTAACAATGCTGCTGGCGCAGAAGTTGGTAAAAAGGTCGAACAGTCTCTTGCTCAGCTAGGTACTCCCGGTCTTACTCCCGGTAAGTTTGAACTAAAAGACAAGCCCGGAGATTTTGCTTGGCGCACAATTGGTCGTATTCATTATGATACTGCCTTCTTTGATAAAGACGGTGGATTCAATCAGGCAGATGCAGGTCAGTTTCGTCGTCTAAGACTTGGTGTTGCTGGTACACTGAATACTAATTGGAAGTTCAAAGCTGAATACGATTTCCGTGAATCAGACAAAGGCATTGAAGGTCTAAAGGATGCCTATGTTGAATATGTTGGTAAGCTTCCCGGTATTGATGCAGTAGCACATCCTACAAGTGTCAAGATTGGTCAGTCACACGAACCATTTAGCTTTGATCTAATCAATAGCTCAAACAATGGTCTATTTGTAGAACGTGCAATGCCAGTCAATGCTCTTGCTAACTATGTTGGTGAACGTAATCCCGGTATCAAGCTAACTACTTGGACAGATCACTTTACCTATAGCGGGGGTATCTTTGGTACTCGCCAGCAAGAAACCATTTCCGATAAGGGTGCAGATGAAACCAATCCTCGTGACTTCAATGATGGTTATGCTGCTACTGGACGTGTAACTTGGGCACCTTGGCATGATGGTGGTCATGTACTTCATCTAGGTTCTGGTGTCTCTTATCGTGGATTTAAGGATGGTAACAACGTTCAGCTTCGCGAAAGAATGGAAGTCAATGAAACATCTACTCGCCTAATTGATACTGGTAAATTTGGTGCTGATCATCTACTTCGCTGGAACGGTGAGTTTGTTGTAGTACAGGGACCATTTACTCTACAAAGTGAATATCTTGGTATGCAAGTGAATACTGCTGCTGGCAATCCTTACTTCCAAGGTTATTATGTCTCTGCTGGCTGGTTCCTAACTGGTGAATCTCGTCCATATAAGTTTCAAGAAGGTATCTTTGATTCAGTCAAGCCACAGTCTCTTGTTGGTAAAGGTGGATGGGGTGCTTGGGAACTTGTTGGTCGATTCTCGGATACAGACTTGAATAGCGATTTAATCACTGGTGGTCGTGAAAAGAATCTATCAGTTGGCGTTAATTGGTTTCCAGTACAGAACGTTCGCTTCCAGACTAACTATGTCAAGGTTCTTGATGTAGAAGGTGGTAAGTATGCTGGTTCTGAACCATCAGCAATCGTTACTCGTATGGCAGTATTCTGGTAAGGAGCATTTATGAAAAAACTATTACTTAGTATTCTTGCCACAATCTCTTTCTCCGCATCAGCAATCGATGCGGAGATTGTTCCCTACGAAAAAGTAGAAGGTGTATCGGGTACGCTATCATCAGTTGGGTCTGATACTCTTGCAAATCTTATGTCACTTTGGGCAGAAGAATTTAAACGTCTCTATCCTAATGTCACAGTACAGATTCAAGCAGCAGGTTCAGCTACGGCTCCTCCTGCTCTAACTGAAGGCACGGCAACACTAGGTCCGATGAGTCGTATGATGAAGTCGGAAGAAGTAGAGGCATTTGAAGGCAAGTATGGATATAAGCCAACGGCTATTCCAGTAGCAATTGATGCTCTAGCCGTCTTTGTTCATAAGGATAATCCGATCACATCTATCTCTATCCCACAAGTTGATGCAATCTATTCTGCAACAAGAGCTTGCGGTCACGATAACGACATTAGCCAGTGGAGCGGTCTAGGAGTAACTGGTGATCTTGGCAATCAGCGCATTCAGATGTTTGGTCGTAATTCAGTATCAGGCACATACGGTTACTTTAAAGAGTTTGCTCTTTGTAAAGGCGACTATAAGAGTAACGTAAATGAGCAGCCCGGATCTGCTTCTGTGGTACAAGGTGTTACTAAATCATTGAACGGTATTGGGTACTCTGGTATTGGTTATAAGACTGCAAGCGTTAAAGCTCTTCCTCTTTCTCGTAAAGACGGTGGAGAGGCTATTGAACCAACACCAGAAAATGCTATTTCCGGTAAGTATCCTTTAGCTCGATACTTGTATGTTTATGTGAACAAGCATCCTAATGAATCTCTTGCTCCTCTTGAAAAGGAATTTATGAAGATGGTGCTATCAAAGACTGGACAAGAAATTGTAGTCAAAGATGGATATGTTCCATTACCCGCTAAAGTAGCTCAAAAAGCACAAGAATGGGTTAAGTAATATGAAAAAGTTGCTGCCAACTTATCTTCCTGTTTGGGAATCTCAGTTTCAAAAGATCAAAGGGTTGATTAAAGAAGAAATTAAGAAACCTAAAAAAGATAGAAAGAAACAGCATCTGAAAAGAATGCTTGAGGAATGCAAAGAACTCAAGCATTTGATTCTAGCAATTAAAGATGAAAACACTAAACGTTGTCAACATTGCGGCGAAAAACTCTAGAGAAATCAACAACTTAGACACAAAAGTGTCAGGCTCAGTCCTGACACTTTTTCTAACAATATCAAACACTTAGCGAAAAATACTTGAAAGGCAGCTTACCAAGCAGCACATTGATGCTGCAAATGCTTCAAAACTTTTTGCTTTCCGCCGGTTGACAGATTTGGCTCGGTCGTGTAATATACACACATACTGAATAACGACGGAGCGCAAATCATGTCCTACGATTTTAGCTATGACCAGCTGCGTGGCGTTACTGATATCATCGACGTTCGCCGGTCAGACTTTCCTACTGCGACATATCGTTTCTGGCACTGCCTGAAGCCCACTGACAAGTTGGACTACGCGGCTGTTGAAGATTTTATCTGCGCATTCATGAGTCAGTACAATCAAAAGGTTCGCTCAGGAACTTTCTAAAACGGTTGACAAACAACCATTCATCTGTTAATATATTCACACTGAAACACTGAACGAGGTCACAAAAATGGCTTACATGTCACAAGAAAAGAAAGCGGAAATTGCGCCGACGGTCAAGGCTATCCTTAAGAAATACGGCCTCAAAGGATCGATTAGCGTTAAAAATCACATGACCTTGGTGCTGACGGTAACTCAAGGTCCAATCGACTTTATCAGCAACTTCAACGAAATCGCTGGTGAACTTGCTCGCTTCCGTGACCAAGGTCGCGTTTTTAACAAGGCGGTGGGTAGCGTCTGCGTCAATCCGTATTGGTATCACGAACATTTCTCTGGCAAAGCCTTGAATTTCCTCATGGAAGTTGTGCCCGCCCTAAATGCAGGCAATCATGACCGCAGTGATATCATGAGCGATTATTTTGATGTGGGCTGGTATGTGGATGTGAACATCGGCAAGTGGAACAAACCCTACGCACTCATCTAACTCCTGTTAATAAAGGATCAATTACAATGGCCACACGTAGTACTATCGCAGTTGAACTCGACAATGGACAGATCCAAATGGTCTATTGTCATTGGGATGGTTACCTGTCTCACAACGGATTAATTCTCTTGAAACATTACAACAGCCAGAATCTGGCAACTGAGCTTGTCAAACTGGGTGACATCAGTGTTCTGGGCAAGTACATTGAGCCAAAAACTGAAAAGCACTCTTTTAGTTTTCCAGAGACAGATTGCACCGTATACTACGGCCGCGATCGCGGAGAAGCTGGTGTAGCAACAAAGCAATACGATGATTTCAATGACTATCAGCAAAATTGCCATTTTGAAGAGTACAATTACATTTGGCGTGGTGAATGGTTTGTAGATTATGATGACCGGGATGAATTCCGTAAACTATCAGAAGCAATTGATTCAGACAAATAACAGTTAAAGGAAATATATTATGATTGATGCAATTCAGGTTCGTGATTACGACTGTAATCATTATCTGATCCCCACTGAACTGTCAGATGATTTTCAAATCATGTTGACGGCTATAGACCAATGTATGTGGGGAACTGATGAATGGTTTGAGGCAAACATCGATCTTCATGATGCATTCGGTAAATATTTGGTGTGCTAAAATGTATCTTTATTCTTCTTTCAATGAACATGACCTCAGTAACCTCCGTTTCCTTCAAAGCCTCCGCACTGATACTCAGTGGCAGGCATGGGCCACAGTGGTTAGTTTAGACGATCTAGAATATGCACTGGAATTACTTCAGCGTGCTAAAAACGAGCTAGTAGTCCGTGAGCTTGAATTGACTGATAATGTCACGGACCTCAGTGATGCGCAACGTATCTGTAATATTTTTTTGAGGAACTAATGTATAAACCTGCCGGCGCAAGTGTGCTGATTACAGCACCTAAACGATATTTCAATCCCAATGATCTTGAGGACCTCAAGGAGTTTCAACACTATATTGAAAATGGATCCTGGCGTGATTGCTGCCCATTTCTTATCGAATGGCCTCGATCTAGCATACCTGATCAGATCAGCGATACAGTATTGAAGTCACATATCAAAACTATTATCGAGGCACTAAAGACCAAAAGTATTATCAACAAGGAGAAGACTAAATGAACAATATCGAAAATGCAGCTATCCAGGCTACCTTTCACCGTCAGCTAAACACTCGTGATGCTGTGCGATATATCATGACTGAAGGCAATACTGACAAAAAGACTGCCGAACAGGCATTGGTTGACGCAGTGACTTACTACAAGCGACGAATGTCGTAAACTACATACATTATGGTCCTCTTTGGTTCACGTAAATACCAAAGAGGACCAATATGTCTGACCTTATCAAGAGGCTAATGCAACAGCCACTGCCCAGCAAGACCTATCAACGCAAACTGCAATATCGTCCATCTCTTGACGAAATCGATTATTATTACGAGTTGATTAACCAAAACTGTTTTGACGGTCAGCTAAAATCTCCTGTTATATTTGTCGGTCGCATTCATAAGGTTTGGGGTGTATGTCATTGGGAAAATGATCTACAACAGACTGGCAGCTATTGCTGGATGCGATTATCTGACAAGTGGTTCTGCCAACAATGGCTTATTAACATACTAGCGCATGAAATGGTTCACCAATTTGTTTGGGATATATATCGTTGGGAACATCGTCAGCTGCACGGGAGAGATATATACACTGGCGGCAACGGACATGGACCTAGTTTTTTTGCATGGCGTGAGCGATTAGCCATGAACGGATTATATTTAAAAACAGTGCACGACGCACATAAATGGTTCAAATACCAGGACCTCTCTAAATGTTAGAATAAGCCGACAGTAGCTAGCAGATAAATACTTGATACTTTATATTGGAGAATCAAGTATGAAAAATCTAGTAGTTTCTATTATGTTATTGTTTTGCACAATAACAGTTCACGCATGGACTCAACGTCAGCCTTTGCCTTTACAGGAATGTCAGGTACACAGTCCTTATGGATTTCCACAAACAGCAGATGTTGCTCCGATTTGTCGTCAAGCATATCTGGTGGGATATGACGCTGCAGCAAAACTACCTAAGTTCGTAACTTATTCTCTACGTCCACAAAATGCACTAGGCTGTGTTGCACGCACTAATGCTTTTGTGGCTGACCAAAGTGTACCTGGCGGCGCTGTTGCAGACGATTATGCAGGTACTGGCTATGATAAAGGTCATATGAGTCCAGACGGAGATCTAAGCTGGGATCAACAAGTGGAATATGAATCATTTCTCATGACTAATATGAGTCCGCAGCTGCCTGGATTTAATAGGGCAATATGGAAGTTACTAGAAACCAGTGTCCGTGGATGGACTGTTCAGTTAAATCAGAGCTTTACTGTTTATGTAGGTGGTATCTACAATGCCCAAGACAAGCAGATTGGAAAAAATCATGTTGTAGTTCCTCATGCGTTCTATAAGATTGTAATAGATGACCAAACAAAACAAGTCGCAGGCTGGTTATTTCCTCATGCAGAAAAGTTAGGCACAGACCTTACTAAGTTCAGATTACCCATTGCCCAAATCGAACAAGCAGCTGGCGTTCGGTTTGCATTTCCCGAAGGCGCAATAGAGCTTCAGCCGGGCAAAGAATGGCCTGTTGATTATGGTCAGCTGACTAATCTTAAGCGCCAGAAATGTGGGTCAAGCTCAGACTAAAGGAAGATAAAAAATGAAATTTAAAGACTTCAAGTTAGCACCAAAAAAAGAATCTGAGCAAATTTTAGATGAAGTACGCATGGATCCTACCGCGCTTACCAAGTTCATGAACAGTCCTGCTGCTGAAGGCATGATGGCTGGCTTTGAAGCTGAATTGGTATTTGAAGGAATGGGTGTGCAAGATTCAAACATACAAGGGGAGCCAGATTATGAAATGGATGAAAGACCAGTCAGCATCCCGGACGTACTACGTTTCTTCTCAAATGATGATTTTAATCTTGGATTAGCGCGGACTGGCAGACAAAGATTAGAATATGAAATGCGAGAGGAATATCGTGTCTGGGTTGATAAACAAATTGATGAATCGTTTGCAGAATCTGAACTTGAACTAGTTACTGAACTAATGCGCCAAGAATCATGGGACGAAGAAATCGAAGTTGCTGATAAACTACGCAACAAATATTCAGAAGAAGATGTTGAACGCATCTTACGGCGTGGTGACAGCGTGGACCGAGAAACTTATGATGAAGCATATGACGCTGCTAACGCAGAGTTTGAAGAAAAAGTAGAAGATGAGATAAGATCCCAAGGAGTATACTGGAGTCAAGCAAGAGATGAATTTACCGACGAGTTTGATCTCGATGAAGATTACTGGGTACAACAGACATATGATTCAATGATGGAAGTAGCTAATGCATACGATCTTGAATGGCCTTTTATAGCCGTCGGTGATGAACAGGGCGAATATGTTGAAGCTTCTGCTAGAGACTTGGCAGATGATTTTAGACGCACATTCCGTGAGGAAACCGTTAAAGTCAGTTCAGGCTATCATACTGCCACAAGAGACGGGAATAACTGGGTATTTGAAGCAGATAGCAGTATTATCGTTGATGATATGAGAGATTTACCGATTGAAATTATAAGTCCACCCAAGCCGTTGAAAGAAGTAGTAGAGTATTGGTTGCCTGAATTTTTTGCATGGGCAAAAGATAATAATGCTTATTCAAACAAAAGCACAGGATTTCACATGGGTGTCAGCTTGTCTAGTCAGACTACTGCAAATCTTGATACCGTTAAATTAGCATTATTTCTGGGTGATGAATATGTGCTAAAGCAGTTTAAAAGACAAAATAGTACATATGCAGAAAGTTTTTTAAAAAGAATAAAAACCACAATCAAAAATATAAGGTCCAATCATAGCCCGGCCAATGCAGCCAGAGACACAGCAATGCTGATACGTGCATTTGAAGATTTGCGCAAGGGAATAACCGATGCATCACATTTTATGATACATCAGAGTTCCGCTGGCGGCCAAGGATTTGGCAAATATTTCAGTATTAATCCTAAAGCAAATTATGTAGAATTTCGCAGCGCCGGCGGAAAAGATTATTTTGATGATATTGACAAATTGAAAAACACTTTAATGCGCTATGCTCAGGCAATGTATATTGCTGCAAATCCTGAAGCAGAACGAAATGAATACTTCAAGAAGTTGTATAAAGTATTATCACCGACCATTCTGAAATATTGGAATCCAAAAGACACTGATCCTGAGTCTACCGCAAAAGGCTTTACGAAATATCATCAGACAAAATTTGCTTCTTCTGATGTAAGAACCAAAGGATCCAGAGTTTCAGTAGATCCAACCGAAATGGATGATATCATTGGATTATTCTGCAAATACATGGTAGGGTTGATCAATTCAAACACTCTTAAAAAAGAATGGGCCGACAAGGTACTTGCATCTGTCAAGCCCAAAGAACAACAAGATACATCAGACTTTAAAAAACATGATTGGGTTATATCTGATATAAATCAAGAGCAGGTGATGTTTTTACCTGATATGATTGGGTGGGAGGCATTGCGAGCAGCATTCAACAAATACGGCAATGGATCACTACGAGACTTTTTAAAATATGGTTATGAAATCAACAAGGCAGAAGGCAGTGAAATCAGTGATCTTGCTACTCAGCGCCAACTACTAGCCCAAAAAATCAGCAGTTCAAAAAAGACTGACGAACCAAAATCATCCACCAAACTAAAACGCTATATGGTGGGATTCAAACGCTATGCAGGAACTAATCACGATACTCGTTATCTAGAAGTAGATGCTGCTAATGAACACGATGCTTGGCAAGCAGCAATCAAAAAACCTTATCCAGCAGATATGTTTGCTAACATGACATTCGATGATCTGGATATCAGGCAAATCCGATGAGATATGGTGAAATCAAACCTCTGAGTGAAATCAAAATTACGCCAAAGACTTTGGAAAAATTTGCTCAGGGCAAGGCAACAGAAGGTATTAAAGTTGGATTTGAAGCAGAGTTGATATTAACTCAAACCGGATTACAAAAAAAAGAAAGTCCAGACTATTCTAAAAATAAATTATTAAATCCAGAGGCTGGCGTAAGCTGGAATAAGATCATTGATTTTTTCTCATCAGCCACCGGTTCTGTCCGCACGCCACGCTCACTGGTACAAAAAAAAGTCGATGCGTTAAAGCTGTTATATAAATCTTGGTTCGTGGATAAAATAGAATCAGATTTTGCCTTTCATGAATATCGAAAAGTGTTTGACGAGGTTCTTAGAAACAACGGATTACGAGAAAAGACAACCCACGACCTACTAAAATCTCAAGGGCTCAGTGATAAACAAATTAAACTTGCGCACCAATCTTATCAGAATTGGAAGAACGATGGCAGCGACAATCTAAATGTTGAACAAAACGACTTGGCTAACAGATATCTTCAAGCACGCCGGGATGCATTGGTTGAACTAGAAAATGTAATTGAAGATGCTATTTCTACGAAAAATGAATTATATCAAAGAGTAAAGAAAAAATTTACAGAATCCTATTATGAACGGTATGATGCACCCGAATTTTTAACGCATTTTTTAGAGACAAAAAGAATTGTGGATATGAAGAGTGCAGCCAATATATTAGATCTACCTTGGCCATATTTAACTCTGAGTGGCAATCTTGACTCTGCATTAGGTTTTTCCAACGCCAATGCTGCCACAATAGCTGATTCTTTGCGCGAATATCTAGGTGTAAAAGTAGATTTCAGTAGTGCTTATCACGGCATACCAAGAATCAAAGATACATGGATAATAGAACCAGATTCCAGTATCAAGGATTATGCGCCAAATGAACTGCCGTGTGAGATTGTTTCTCCACCTATGTCACTGCAAAGTTGTCTTGCTATATTACCTAAATTTTTTGATTGGGTGAAAGAATGCGGCGGCAAAAGCAATCCCAGCACAGGATTTCACATAAACGTCAGCTTGCCTGTGATGAATATAGACTTGGTGAAATTCGCTGTATTTCTCGGCGACAAACAAATACTCTCTCTTTTTAGACGACTAAGCAATAACTTTACACAATCATTTGTTGAGAAACTCGCATCTCAAAATACTGAAAACATAAACCAGGCTATTTCAGCATTGCGCGATGGGTATTACCAAAGTATACAACAAGCTTTGATACAGTTTGATTTTGGCAAATACTTCAGTATTAATCCACGAAAGGACTATGTAGAAATACGCAGCGTGGGTCATGCGTATGATGCAGCCAAAGACGGCCAGCCCACTGCTAGTGCTGCTCCAAACTACTTTGATGATGTAGAAAAACTGAATTTTGTGTTACTAAGAGTTGCCAAAGCCATGACAATTGCCAATGATCCAAATGCTGCCCAAGAAGAATATGCAAAAAAGCTGTATAAAATTTTGCAGCCAGATGTGCCTTCTAACTATATGTCCACGCTGATCAGCCAATACTTTTCTAAAAAAATAAACATCAGCACATTTAAAAAGCTTTGGGCAAGTGAAGTGGTCAGAGAAAAAACTGCTGGAAAAGCATCAGAGGGATATAAATTAGTTAAAAAGACAAACCCAACGCAAGCTGTTGCGTATTTTCCCGGTACAATTTGGCCTGAGGCTCGCATTGAGGCATTAATATTTATTAACGACAACAATCTAAAACAAACAGACTATGACTTGCGAACAATGGATATAACAGATTTTATTGATCGTGAACAAATGACCAAACGAACAGCCAAAGCAATTGATATAATGCGTAAGCGAAACTAAATATATCATTATGAGAGCAAATGATTTCAGCATCGAAGGTGTAAGCCACCCCAAATTAGAAAAAATTCTTGTGAGATTTATACCTTTTGCCCAAAAAAGACTGGGAATAAAAGAACTGCCTAAAATTATTTTTCTAGACACTGGCCTAGACGGAACTTTCGGCAAGTATCATGATGGTAATATCAGAGTTGTAGCAGGCAATCGCCATGTGATTGATGTACTTCGCACTCTAGCACATGAATTGGTACATTGGCGACAAGAATTGCGCGGCGAACTTGGTCCAAAAGCTGGTCACACTGGCAGTCCTCAAGAAAACGAAGCAAATTCGGTGGCTGGTATTGTTATGCGTCATTTCGATCATGCACATCCTGATTTACTAAAAGATTTACGCAATGAGACTTGATGATTACACCAAAAGCAATGTAGAATACCACAGTAAACTTTGTCCTTTGGCATGGCAGGGCGAAAAACTACGACCTGAAGTTCGCAAAAAACTCATGCAGATTGCCACTGTATTTCGTGAATCACTGGATATTCCTGATTTTGAAACATTGGATATTGTGCTGACTGGCAGCATGGCTAACTATAACTACACTGATTATTCAGACTTTGATATTCATGTAGTCACACGTTACAGTGATTTGCAATGTGACGACCTAGCAGAAGCATTCTATACTGCCAAGAAAAAAATCTGGAACGATGAACACGATATCAAGATTCGTGGCCACGAAGCTGAACTGTATGTGGAAGATGTGGAAACACCCCCGGTCAGCGGTGGAATTTACAGCATTCTCGATAATCGTTGGATTAAAAAACCAGAATATAATCCGCCAAAAATAAATGATCAAGATGTAAATCACAAAGTACAAGATCTGATCATGCGTATACAAAAGTCCATTGCATCCAATGATCAGGAAGAAATGGGCAATCTGTTCAACAAAATCAAACGCATGCGCAAAAATGGTTTGGCTGCCACTGGTGAATTTGGACCAGAAAATCTAACCTTCAAGATTTTACGCAACGAGGGCTATATAGAAAAACTAGTTGTTGCTCGTCGCAAACAACAAGATGCTGAACTTAGTCTTGATGAAAATGAAATACATGAAGTGAGAATGAGTCCCAGGACTTTTCAAACAAGCATACAACAAGGCACTGAACAAGGAGTGTTGGTAGGATTCGAATTTGAAGTTTGTATGTACGGCTATATGATTCATGATCTTGTTAAAAATTCTGATTCAAGCATAGGTCAGATAATGTCCATGCATCATGTCTATTATAACCTCGCAGATCGGTTAACACCAGAATTATGGGATCGCGTTTTTCATTTGATCGGTAAATCGCCTGACTCCAAAACTGCCAGTGAAGCATTTGAAGCAAAACTTGTAAAATACGAAAAGTATGTAGATAACATCAAAAAGAAAATTATATCAATTGAACCAAAACTAGATGCTGCTTATGCACGCGAAGCTAGAAAGCATATTGAATCAGCTCCGAAAACCTTGGTCAAAGATTCAAAATTGTTGGCACGCGCTCAATACGTATTGAGATATTATAGAAACATCTTTCGTGATCATGTACTTGGTGTCCGAGGTTACAAGTACTTTAACGACTTGAGTATTTTAGCTAATACTTTTTCAGATCCTACTGATATTGCTAAATTGCTTAAATTACCTGCTAGATTTTATGATAATTTTGATGATTATTTTTATTATGATGCCAAAAATGTAGATAGGGTCTTAGGCATTGATTCATTGATTATTGCTACCAGAGACTCAAGTTTGTTAGCACAACAGTTAGTCAAAAACAAGCTGTCTGGGGTATACAACAGACCTGTGCATGTGTTCAGTACTACCAAACAACGTAAAAAAAATATCACTGATTTTTATATAGAACCTGACGGAAGTTTAGAGAATGCTCCTGGCGATCATTATGGCGCTACCATGGAAATTGTCAGTCCACCAGTAGATCCTGACACTGCTATGTCATGGTTGGATAAGTTTTATGATCTGGCTGACGAGTTAGACCTTTATACCAATGAAAGCACCGGCTTACATATTAATGTTAGTATTCCAGAATCTATTGATTTAATGAAGCTGGTTTTGTTCAGCGGAGACCGCTATATATTACAAATGTTTGATCGAGAAAACAATGAATTTGCACGCAGTGTGCTGCAAGATTTGAAAAACGCACAAACACCCAAAATAAAAAATATTGCACAAGCCGAAAAGTATTTGCAAAAAATAGTCAAATCAATCACTAATGCTCATTATGCAAGTATAAGCAAAGAAAAAAATAAAACATATATAAGTTTCAGACATGCTGGCAACAATTATCTTGAAAGCCAACAGGATGTCAAAAACTCAGTCGGCAGATTTGTTCGTGCGATTCAAATAGCCAGTGATCCAAATGCTTATCGAGAAGAATATCTCAAGAAACTTGTGCAGCTTGTAGGCCAAAACAATCCGAAAATTTTTGGCAGTGTACTAACTGACAAGCAAAAGATAGTTGCTGGAATTCGAGAAAAAGGTATGCCGGTGGTTGATTTCACCGTATATTGCAACTCTAAAAATAAAAGACTTGTGCTAGAACATTTACTGAGTCAATTAAATTATGACCAAAATTTTATTTTTCGGCGTGATTTTATGCGTCATGAAAGACTTAACATTATTTCTATTCCAGATTCTGCTGACAGCAAAATTAAAAAAGACTATCCTGAATATTCTAATTTTTTCAGTTATCGTTTGATACCAACCTCATATCAAGATTATAATTCTTTGTTTTTTCAAAAGATTTCAAGCGATACTTTATGGCGATTGTACTACATCACTGGTGTAGTCACTGCTGAGCATAAAATACTGCCGTTGTCGGATCCTTTTGTTCAACAAATTATTAAAAAATTATTGCAAAATCAAGATCTTTAGCCACATTGTAATTGTTTGACAATATTGATCTTGACAATCCTGGTTTGTTTGTGCTAGAGTTTCGATCATGAAAAAATTAAGCTTTTATCTAAAATGGAGTGCGGTGGCGGTAACCATCATCGGCGCAATCTTTACCAGCATGAACAGCTATCCGCTAGGCCCAATCTTTCTGAATTTGGGCAGTTTACTTTGGCTGGGTGTGGCTATTATTTGGCGAGAATGGAGTCTGATTGTGATCAATGCCGTGTTGCTGAGTATCTATTCAGTGGGGCTAGTTGCCAAGTTTCTGTAAATTATTGATTTTAAACAAAATTTAATTTTTACAAAAACGGTTGACAAACGGTTCAGCACACCGTATAATACACTTGTAAAATCAAGATACGGAGCTACTCATGAACTACATCGTGTATCATATTTCCAGCACCCAGAAGCTCAAGAGTTTTGGCAATGAAACCTCGGCTCGGCGCAGCACTACTTGCGCCAATCGCAATGCTGGTTCTACAGAGTACGCTTATACAAACGATTTTGTTTATTACAGCAAAGTAGTGACCAAGAAGAAGGTCAAGAACCTCATGACTGGCAAGGAAATCGAGATCGACAGCAACACGCCGCTGTGCTGCGACCCGAGTTCGGAAACTTATTGGAGCATGTAAAATGCTGAAACTGATCCTTATTCGTGGTTTGCCTGGTTCGGGCAAGACCACTATGGCCAAGAGCATGATGACGCCAAGCACTCGTCATTATGAAGCTGACATGTACTTTGAGAAACCTGGTGGCAGTTATCTGTTTGATCCTAAGAAGATTAAACAGGCACATGAGTGGTGCCAGCGTAAGACTCGTGCAGCATTGGAAGCTGGCTTGGATGTGATTGTCAGCAACACCTTTACCCAGCATTGGGAAATGGAATCCTATGTAAAAATGGCCGAGGAATTGGGTGCCAAGTTGGAAATCATCACTGCTCGCGGACAGTGGCAGAACATTCACGGTGTGCCTGATTCAGCTATCCAGCGCATGAAAAATCGTTGGCAAGACTAGAACAGTAAACCTGAGGAAATTTTTATGCAATATATTACACAAAAAATGGATTCAGTGGTAATGCAGCAACTGGCTGATGAACCTGATCTCGCTCGCAAGTATGCGCTGGTGAGTGGCCGATACCTTGCCATTATTGATATGATGCTGCATGTCTGCCACGGCACGGAGGCTCACGCTGCCCTTGAGCAAGTTATCAACAACGTTATTGACCGCAAGATTTAAGGAAAATATCATGGCAACTTATGTCGCATTTGACCCGATTTTAAATTCATATTTGTCAGATCCCTCGGTTGGCAAACCTGTTGCTAGTTGGCAGCAGGCCAAGAAAAAATGGAAAAGATTCAAGTCAGCTATCTGTCCAGTCAGCGGCACTGGTTTGGCTAATACCATTCGATATAAGCAAAATCAGCCGTTGATCGAAGTTCATGAGTATGATGACCATGGACACTTCGTTGGCAGTCATGACGCTCTACCGACACTGATTGAAATTTGGTTTACTGCTAATAATTCACCTTATGGTAATGTTACCAGTGCTCAGAACGATGAAGCATTCTCCAAGTTCCAAGAAATTCTCAAATTCTTTAATGAAACGGTTGACAACGCTGGTTCAACCTGTTAATATAGGCACATATTTTGTTAGGAGAACAGCATGAGTGATATCGATCTGGAGACTGCTCAAAACAAGATCCAGCAGCAGATTGATTATGTGGACGGTTTGATTTTGGCGACCATGAACAAGTTGAATCAGGCTAAAAGCCGAGAGGATATCAAGGATCTCCAGACCGAACTGGCTGACTATCGCATTCGCGTGTTTGATTTGACCAACAAGCTGTGGTCAATCTCGCTCAGTGAGATTGACTAACTCAAGGTTGAAAAAAAGGAGACATTAGCATGAATATTACTGCACAAGATATTGTTAGCGCGATTGCCCACAATAGCTGGACTACTGACGAGATGAATAATTTTATTCAAGCGATCAAATACAATCGTGCACAACAGACTCGACAGACTTGCCGTAAGTTACATCCAGGCGATATTGTAAAATTCCGCACTCGCAACGGAACTACTGTGCAGGGTATTGTTGAACGTATCAAGATCAAGAATGTGGTTGTTCATACTCCGTCCAACGGTAGATATAATGTTCCAGCTAGCCTATTGGAAATCTGTTAAAAACATCTCACTAGAAACTAAAAAGAGGAAAATTATATGAAATATACTGTAACTTATGCGTTAGCCCACCCCGATCCGTATCAGCGTACTGGCGGCACTTTTGTTAGTCGCACAGACATCAACAATCTCAAGATGGTGGTGGAAGCTGGTGATCCTAGTCAGGCTTGTCGTATTGTAGAAAGTATGTTTGGTGGTTCGACTAACTGCCGGGCCGCAAACGCATTTCCAATTTATTAAAATACCGCTTGACAAGCGAGCATCCGCTGTGCTATACTTTCTTCGCGCTGATGCTGGCGCGAATAAATTAAAAAAATATTGGAGTGTGTTATGACTGACAAAATCTTTACTGTTGCTGGTGTTTCTTCTACGGACCAGAGCGTGCCTGCAAAGACCTTCAAGGTGCGATTCGCCAACGATATGGGCCGTATCAAGCGCCTACTCAAGAAGTACTCGGAAGCAACTTTGATGGAACTTCCGCGTCCGATGTCAAAGCCTGAGCTGGTTGAGTTCCTCAAGACCTCTGAACTATATCAGAACCCGCTGTATCGTGAGGCGATTGACAACGCTGACGAGAAGTACAACGGAGAAACACTTGTCAAGGCTAAGGCTGCGAAACCTTCCAAGACCAAGACCAAGGCTAAGAGCAAGCCTAACATGGAAGACCTGAAGGCTCGTGCAGTGGCCAAGGTGATGGTCGAGGATGCTGACGAAGAGGCTGAAGAAGCCTAAATATCAGCGCACTGTCTCGGTGAAGTTAGATGATGGGTACCAAGTACGGTCATTTATACTGACCTGAGGGGCTGAATTCCTGTCCTGTATGTTGGACAGCAGGCATCTTCACCGAGACAGGCACTAATTATGAACTGTTTAATTAAGTACTAAATAGTTAGCTACGTTGAGCGAGAGATGTCTGCCAACTTAGGAATAGTTATAAATTCCCAATAGGTTGTTTGAACCACGGCATCTCTTTATCTGCAATTTTAATAAAAAGGAGAAACAAGAATGGCATTAATTCAAGCAGCACTCGATACTCTAGACTATGAACACACAATTCGTCTAGCTCAACTTATCTCACCCTATGTAGACATCATCGAACTCGGTACTCCATGCGTTAAGGTTAACGGAATTCGCGTTGTCGAAACTGTACGAGCGTATTCTATTACACGTAAGGTTCTAGCGGACCTCAAGACAATGGACGCCGGATTGTACGAAGCGTCGCCTTTCTTTAAAGTTGGCGCAGATATCGTTACAGTACTTGGTGCTGCGGACGTGGGAACCATCTCTGGTGTTATTGAAGCAGCAAAGCTTAGAGAAGGTGGTATGGCACAGGTTGACTTGATTAGCGTTCCAAATAAGATGGAAAAAGCTTTCCAGGTTGCCGAGTTAGGTGCCCACATCATCGGCGTACATACTGGACTAGATGCTCAGGCGAGAGGACAGACGCCATTCGAGGACCTCAAGGCAATCGTTGGTCTAAGCCTACCAGTAATGGTCTCAGTGGCTGGCGGCATTAACAAGGATACCGTTCGCCAAGTTATCGATGCTGGTGCTGATATCGTTGTAGTAGGTGCTGCAATCTATGGTGCTGCTGACCCTGTTCGCGCTGCTGCTGAAATTCGGGAAGCTGTTGAACGTGGCTAATTACTCTGATGTTCTTGATATTCTAAGAGACGAACTGCTCTACACGGAAAAAGAAATGTGTACCGATTTTATCGATGCACTCTATGCGCCATATATGGTTCCTCGAATCTTTGTGGCAGGCGCAGGTAGATCAAAAATGGTCGCTAATATGTTTGCAATGCGATTGCTGCATTGCGGCTTGAGTGTTCAAGTAGTTGGAGAAACTACTACCAAACCTATAGAAATTCGCGATTCACTTCTTCTTGTTTCTGGTTCAGGTGAAACCAAGCAGTTGATTGCTTTTGCTGAGAAGGCAAAATCTGAGGAATCTCAAGTGTTACTCGTCACTGGAAATCCTGAGTCTACTCTTGGCAAGATGGCTGATAAAACTTTTCAGATTGGTCCATCTAGTAGAGTTTTATCTACGAACAAGAATCTTCCTCTTGGTAGTAGATTTGAACTTGCTACTATGATATTCTTTGAAACTGTGATTCTTAATCTTATGGAAAAACTTGCATTAGAAGAAGACAATCTCAGAGAGTGGCACGCTAACTTGGAATAATAAATATTCTTATAACCTTAACATAAGGATGTCTATGAAACAAAAAAATCTAGTCAAGGAAATGTATAAAGCGTGCCTCGATCATGATAGAGAAAGGCAGCTTGAGTTGGGTCAGAAAGAATTCAAGAAAGTGTTTAAACATAAACAAGACGATAAGCCATTTAACGTCCGGTGGACGGTTATTAGATAGGACATTAAAATGCATATAGATCCGAGATATTCGATTCAGCAGGTACACCCCACTTACGCAACTCCGAAGGTTGCAGAACCTAAGGTTGCTGAAATGCAAGTACAGCACTTTGTAACGGTAATCAATCCAGATCTTTCTGTATCGATTAAAAATATAATTGATGACTTTTATACTTACGATCACTTGCACGGTAAGATTGTGATGAAAAAGGTTATTTGTAGAATTAATTCTACGACTTTCAAACCGATAGATGCGTAATAGTAACTAAATATGGTTTTATAGTTGTATGAAGTAAAGGGAAGGTATTCTGGACGGGAGTGCGATTCTCCCCACCTCCACCAAAAGCATATTGTAAATATGATGCTGTCGAAACACACTGGTTCAGCAATCAATAAATGTTTCGTAAGTATGCTTTTGATGGGGGTGACTAGATTCGACAGGGTAAGATACTGATATGGACAACTCGGTAGGCGATGACCGTAAATCAAGCAAAAAATATAAATGTCGCATCTAATGACGACCATTACGAGATGGCCTTAGCAGCCTGATTGTAATTGGGGTTCTTGATGGTTGTTCCTTATTACTCAATACAACCATCACTTATTCTATTCACAAACCCATTTAAATAAATAATCTTGCTTTAAACGATAGGATATTTGCCGGTTGAAATTCAAACAAAATCAATCACTTATCTATATCTGTAACAGGCTCAGTCCTGCACAAAAATTTAACAAAATCAATCACTTAACTTAAATTGCTTGAAAAGCATGTCGGCGAGCAGCACATTGATACTGCCGAGTGTCCAAAATTATTTTTTGCCAAACGGTTGACAAGCAGATTTTGGATGTGTACTATACACACATATTGAACAAGGTCGGAGGCAGCAAAATGAAAAAATTCGTAGTCTATGATACTCAAAGCACTATTGTCCTGCAGTATTTCGATGTCCTCAGTGCGGCTCGCCGCTCTGCCACGTGTCGTAATCGTAACACTGGCAGCAATCGCTATGCCGCTATGTCCGCGCCTGTTGATCTGTACGATCAACAGGTAGTCAAGAAAATTCGGATCAAAAACCTCATGAGCGGCAAGGAAGTTGAAATCGACTCGAACACGCCGTGGTGCTGCCGGGTAGACTCTGAATCATATTGGAGCAACTAAGCATGAAGTTCTACCAGGAACTCACCCAGTGGCAAGGCAACACGCCCAACCATGTTTATCTTTTGAATGACGACCGTAGCCGAGCTATCGGCTACGTGAAGCACGACACAGACGATCTTATCGTGTTTAAGAAGTCGGTGACCTTTAGCACTAAGAATCGCAAGTTTAAGGAAGTAAAGAATAGTTGGGGCTATGCTGAACCTGTTGTTCGTGTTCAGGATTAAAATTTCGCGGACACTGCAAACATATAGATCAGGTTAATACTGAGGTAAACTAATATGGAAATCGCAAAGCAAGGCATTTGTTCAATTTGTAATGGCACAGGTCGTATGTCTACTCCTGACCGTCTTCGTGTATATGCAGTGAAATACGGCTGGTACGGTTATAGAAAAGAAGATGATTGCTGCGATTGCACTAATTGCGGTGGTCAATTACAATGGGGTAAGCCGACAGGAATGGTTAATCTACGAGTAGATGGCACACCGTGTGTGCATGAATATACATCAAAAAATATTAGCAATTGTTACAATGGTTATACATGTAAGCATTGTGGCGATTATCATACTATTGATAGTGGAGATTAATTACTTGAACGACAGTCGCCTAGTAAGAGCACTGGCATTGCTGGTGTTTACAGCTTGGATTATACAAAGTCCTTATAGTCCGTGGTGGATATTACTTGCAATTATGATACTATAGCTTATCCCTGAAATAAGGATTGAAGTATGAAAATTTTTTTGAAATGACTTTATTGGATGTCGCGGAGAAGAATAATTTTCATTAGACACAGACATGATTATGTTATGTCTCAGTATAATAAATAAGTGGCAATTATATTTAAAGAGGTATATATGAACAAGTACATGGTTGAGACTGTTAGCATCTTTCGGATGCGCTATGTTGTAGAAGCTAAGGAAGCGACTCATGCGACTGATGAAGTGGTGATGCGTCTTCATGATACTAACTTTGATGAATTCTCTCAGTATCATGTTGACGAGGTACTCTCTTCTGTTCGTGAAATTGATGATGACGAATATTTGAAGCTCTTTGATGAGGATAACCATTATCTTAGAGATTGGTCTGATGAGAAGAAGTTTGAGTTTGTCAAGAAGATTGATTACAAAGAAGAAGCTTTAGAAGAGCTTTCTAAGATTCATCAAGAACTAGACCCTCTCTGTGGTGACTCTGATTGCTGCGGTATCTGTAACGAATAGGAGATTAAGATGGAAGTGACAATCACATTGTTTGAAGACCAAGTAAGTCAAATTGTAGTTGATGAACTCAAAGACACTATTGCATTGCTTGAGATGGAACTGGATAACCGTAACCGTAATGGCAATTCTTTTGGCGTCTTTACTAGCGACCGTGAGAAGGATATCGTAGAGATTGAAAACCATCTTCTTGCTTTGAAGACGACTCTAGGTTGGTTTGAACCTTCTTGGATGAAAAATGAAAACTAAATCTAACACCCTCATCAAAGCGCTCAGAATCTTATCAGAGGATGTTCAGTCTGATGATGGTGTGGCAAATGCTTGTATTGCAGAAGCCGCTAACAGGATTGAAGAACTGGAACTCAAGGTGTCTGAGTTGAATCAGAAGCTATGTCGTGATATCTTTAGACTAAGAGGTTCATAATGACAAGACAAAAAATTGAAGACCTCGCAATTCAAGCCGGAATCAAATCCTATGTGTTAGGAATGGCTACCGAAGAAGCGTGGCAACAAACTGGACGATTTGTTGAGTTGATCATTCAAGAGTGTATTGACAATCTTTTTTTCCACGGACACGATGAAGCTGCTAATCAGTTAGAATGGTTGCGTGTGAATCGATTTGGTATCAAAAAATGAAAGAACTATCCGAAGAAGAAATCCTAGAAGCATTTAAGCGTTTTTCTAACTATCCTGCGTATCGTCTAAGCGAACTCTATATCTTTACGATGGCTGTTCGCTGGATGGAAGAACAGAATAAAGGCAAAGAATCTATGAAAGAAATTACAGAAATTACTGATTATCCTATGAATATCAAGGACTTAGTAGCACACACCAATACTAACTCCCTTTCTCTTTTTGATTTGAAACCAGATTATAATGTTGAGTTTCACATTGATGGTCGCCGGATTGGGAGACTTGACTTTAATGGTGGTGTGATGGTGTTTGAAGGAGATGCTGAAGAGAGTGCTAAAGTGTTCTTTGATGCTCTTGCAGAAAAGTTTGCTGATAGACTAAAAGAAGAACGAGAGAAAGAGCGGGAGGCGTGCGCTCAATTAGTCGATCATATCTTATGTGAAGGTGGCGGAACCTATGGTGATGCAATCCGCGCAAGGATTGAAGAATGACCAAACGCAAAATTACTACCCGAGTCGTTCTTGACGGTGATGTGGATCACACCTTCACCCAGATGCGACAGGTTTATATTGATGATCGAGGTGAATATGTAAATTGTAATCGCAATCGGAAATACATTGCGAATGATAGTTTTGACATTGTTTATACTACTGGTCGTTCATTTACATTTACAGAACTGTTAAAGGAATTACGATGAACAAACGAATTATTGAACTTGGACTCAAGGCACATCTCTTAAATTACATTGACAACGAAACTCCTCCGAACTACTTTGTCTCAGGTTATGCAGATCAACAAGAGGTCATAGATTTTGCTCAATTCATTATTCAAGAATGTGTCGATATAATCACACCATATAGTTGGAGTCTTCCCGGTGAAGAATATCCGCATCCTATTAGTGTGATTAAAGATCGTTTTGGTATTAAAAAAAATTATTGACGTTTTATAAGCTATAGATTATAATTGACTTATAAATTGAAACAAGGGTTGAAGAATGAACGAACGAATTATTGAACTTGGACTGAAGGCACATCTTTTAAATTACATTGACAACGAAACTCCTCGGAACTACTTTGTCTCAGGTTATGCAGATCAACAAGAGGTCATAGATTTTGCTCAATTCATTATTCAAGAGTGTGTTGCTGTTGCAGATCATTCTGTTGAAAATGGCAAAAGCATAATTGGTGAACGCATTAAACAACATTTTGGAATTGAAGAATGAAAAAGGAGATTGAAGAATGAATGATAGTGACGTAGTGAAGAAAGGTAAGTTTGGCCGACCAAAATATCCGTCGCATTTTCCGAATTTTGTTCGTGAGTGCATTGATCGTTTGATATGTGAAGATGTTGATTGGATGATGCCTAATGACAAAGGGCAGGAATGGATTTTGGTTAAGTGCTGGATAGACGATTCTCAGTTTGAGATTGTTGTTGGCAAAGTTGAATACCAAAGCCAAATAATCAAAGACGGCGACGAGTAAACGAAAAAATGAGTCCAGAACTAGATAAACAACTGTGCGAAAAGTATCCTGTACTCTTTGCTCAGAGAAACGGTTCTCCCCAAGAAACTGCTATGTGTTGGGGGTTTGACTGTGGCGATGGATGGTATGATCTTATCAACATTCTATGCGCTAACATTAAGAATCATATAGTATATGGTCGAGGCGGTGATGCTCCTCAAGTCGTCGTTATGCAAGTCAAAGAAAAGTTTGGTGCGCTTAGGTTCTATGTTGACGGTGAAGATGAATATATCATCGGACTGATCACAATGGCTGAATCAATGAGTATGCGTATCTGTGAGCTTTGTGGTGACAAAGGCAAGATCAGAAATGATGGTTGGATTACGACTCGATGTGATTCTTGCCATCGTGTGGGAGAGGAATAATGACACTTGATGAAATGTGGGAACGTTTAGCCCAGTACCAGCCATTTGCTGACGCTCATGGCTTCGGCTCAGAGTGGGCACGGATGCGCGAAGAGAGAACGCAGGACACAGTGTGGGAGGCGGCTTACGCGGCGGAACAGGCGGCGGATGTGGCGTGGGTGCCTGTGTCAGAGGCGGTGTGGGCTAGCTTCCCTGAATCGCCCGAAGACGACGCGGCGCTGGCGGCGGCGCGGGCGGCGACCTACTTGGCGGAAGAGATGGTGGAGATGGCGGGAAGGGCGTGGGCGGCGTTGAGGGCAGCGGAGGAGGGGAAGAATAATGACTGACAAAACACTGATTGAAACTCTTGACGAGCTTCGTCCTGTATTTCAAGAAGCAATGGCAAAAGAAGAAAAAGAATCAGAAGAGTTTTGGAACTCTCTTAGCGAAGAGCAACAGCTACAGGCTTTTTGTGCAGTGATGCGCCGATTGTATAAAGGTGAGATTGAAGAAGATCGAAGCTATCGTGGTATGTTATACGATGTGTTTGGATTTGGTCCTGAATCCTATGCGGTGGCTCAAATGTCAGGGTTCTTGACAATCCATAATTGCATTTGGACTTCGGAAGAAATAGAAAAAGAAGTCGTAAGAACATTAAAAGAAAAAACTGTCAGCAAATATAGTGACAAATACAGTGACATTATCAGCGATGGTGGAATGGATCCTCGCGATAGACAATCGTAAGTCATTGATTTTACAATATGGAACACCTTATGAATATTCAAATTTTTGTGTTGAAAAATGGAAAGGCGATTATTGGAGAACATCTTAGTAACCCTGCTGATTTTGATCACTATTGCGTTCGGCGTCCAGTAGAGATCAGGGGTGACGGTTCAAACATTGATTTAATTCCTTATCTGGATTTTGCAGAAGAATATGAAGATGGATTGCGACTCAATAAAGTTGGGCACGTTAATCATTTCTTGTCGCCAAAGATGGAATTGAAACAACGCTATATTTCTCTTTTTCCAGACACCACTTCCGCATAACCTAAGTTATTGATTTTACAAGAAAGAAAGTTGTTTACTTTTTTTAATTTATAAATTATAATTGACTTATAAATTGAAACGAGGATTGAAGAATGAAGGTCTATATCGTCTTCCAAAAAGACCGTGGATATGGTCAAACGGTTGAGGGTGTCTTTTTTAGTGAAGAAGCCATTGCAGAACGGTTTGGTTCACTGGGACAGTCTTATGATACGAATCTAAATCGCCAAATCCTAGGCGGCAATTATTGGCTGGAAGAGCACGAGGTTGCAGAATGAATGAAGTTCAGTTATACAATCTGCATTCTAATGCTGCGGCTCATGCCACCAACGCTGCAAAAAGTGCAGAGACATTGGCTTTAAGGCTAATGATCGTCCACCTGCGAGTGGAGCATAATATGGGTTTGTCTGTTATCGCAAAGCGTTGCGGGGTAAAAATAAAACAAGTCAAACTGTTTTTGGAGAACATTGAAGAATGAATGAACGAATTAAAGAACTTGCTGAACGGGCTAACGCATGGTATCCATTGGGATATCCAAGTGGTGAAGGCGGCGATGAGGAATGGCAAAATCTTGTAATTTTTCAAAAAGAAGATTTGCAAAAGTTCGCTGAGTTGATTGTGCGAGAATGTATTGCACAAGTTAGGAAAGATGAAAATGGCCCAGCATATGAAGCTGCGGCGAGAATTTGGGAACACTTTGGGAATGAACAATGAGACCACAAGAAATCAATCGTAATGTCAGTCTTGCATTCAAACGGTTTGCTCGTGATAACTATCTAAGTCATTTTCAGAAGTGTAAGAATCATCTGGAGAAACGATTAGAATGGTTTCGTAAGACTGACCCTGAATTAACTGAATACGATGCGTATTACCTAGACATTATTGAAGATATGGATAGTGTAAAGGCTCAGTTGCGGTATATCTCTGACCGATGGAATTGCCCTGGTCGAATTAAATTTATGCTTGAAGTGATTAACCGAGGAATTTGATATGAAAGAAGATATTGTAGGTGCTATAGGGTTTCTAGGTGGCATAGTAGTTACTGTTTGTTTGCTTATTGCACTTTGCCCGGATTCATTCACGCAAGCAACAGATGCCCTAAAACAATGTGAAAAATCTTTACCTAGAGATCAAAAATGTGTGATAATTGCAATTCCAGAGGATAAAAAGTGAAAAAGATTAAACCAGAATTGACGCTCGAAGAAGCATGGGGCATGAACGGGCTGATGGCGACTTCTGCTTTTCGGTACTGCCTCGGGCGAATGACTTCTCCAATAGGAACGATCTTTACTCTACGTCCACATACTCAATACAACAAAGGATTCTAACATGCCAAATTGGTGCTGGAATAATGTAACTGTAACTCACCCTGACAAAAGCAAGATTGAGGTTCTTGTTGCTGAACTTCAGAAAAAAATTCCTGAACTTTTCAATTTAATTCGTCCTGTTCCTGAGACTGAAAAAGAATCATATAGTTGGTGTCGTGATAATTGGGGGACTAAATGGGATATAGAACCCGAAGACTGGGAATTGCATAATGATGGTTCACTTTCCTTTTCTTTTAATTCTGCATGGTCACCTCCGATTGCCCTATATGATTTTATGACAGAACAAGGTTATCAAATTGATGCCCTTTACCATGAAGACGGTGTAGGCTTTATTGGTAAGTATCATGATGGAGTAGATGAATGTTATGATACTGACGGAGACATTGAAGAGATTCCCGAAGACCTGATAGAATACGGTGACCTTCGCAATCTTTTAAACGAAGAAAATGATGAAGATGAAGAAACCGTCGATGATGAGTGAAAAACAACCAGAAGTTTAAATGAGCAGGGGGGGTACTTGATAGTTCAGCTTGGACCTACTGTAGCTGATTGTCCTCTTGCATGGAAAAATATGATACTTGATCTCCAACAGTATGACGGACAAAAGGTTACAATTCACAAGATAAATTTAACATTGTCTGAGTACGGAGGCAAAATGAATCGTCGTGATCAAATCGAATTTACAGACGAGTCTGGATACTTACTGTGGACGTTGCGATGGTCATAAAAGTACTGCAAAATCAATAACTTAATCAGACTATCTTTTTATTCAGTCCTGAGAAAAAAACTATAAAAATCAATCACTTAGTATAAATTGCTTGAAAGAAACTTGTCTGAGCAGCACATTGATGCCAGAAAATATTTATTGCTGGTGACTTGACAAGTCTTTTGATGTCGTGTAAGATCTACGCATGAGTAGAACTGTTGCACAAAAAATAATCAAATTTTTATCAATTATTTGGTTTGTTTTTCTTGCTATTATATTTCTCATACTAGCTTCTATTTTAGATATTCCGAGAATGATCAAACTGAGATATAGAAAAAAGCCATGATTGGAATGAATACCGTTGAACGTATTGTTCGTCTCCGCGAGCTAGCTAACCTAATTGGTTTAGATTTTAGTCGAGGTAGATTTTCACGCACAGATACTATCAGTCTAATATCGTTTAATGACGATAGTCTGCCCATCTATGCTAGAGATGTAGAACTTATGATAGGTGACTTAGACGCAGTTGAAAATTGGCTGAACGGTGTCATCTGGGCACGAGATTATGATAGAATGATACGAATCAGCGACGACAAAAAGCGTGCTGAAGGTGAAAAGCGTGAAGCTGCGCGTATCGCAGCTATGTTATTAAAACAAGAACAAGACAAAGCATGGAAGATATTACAGGAGAAAATAACATGAGTACCGTTCTCTATCGCAAGAAGGGTCGGCGTTATGTGCCAGTGGCCGAATATGACCAGCAGTTAATGGACTCTTATCCATATGGTGCTACCATGGTGGTAGCCAAATATGGCTCAACCAGCCGACGATTTCATATCGATCCTGCTTTTGCACCGATGATCGCAGCCGGCATGTTGGCAGAAGATTCTATTTGTGAGGCAATAACCAAAGCTAGTGAATATCGTCCATCTAGGAAAGAACTAACACCAGAACAGTTAAACGCATGGCGGAAGCTAGCCAAAGCCTTGGGCGACGATCTGGCTCCTATCACCTCTGCCAGTGCCCGTGATATCGCTGAGGCTGCCCTGACTGCGTTCCGCGAAGAAGCTGAAAAGGCTATGAAACACGAGTCAGTGCGCCAGGCGTATGAACACTTTCTGACAATCTGTGCACTAGTAAAAACCCAAGAAAATCAATAATGTGAGTTCAAGTCCTTAAAAAAAGAAACATTAATATGAAAACACACCATGCCAGGAGTTGCACCAACTGCGGAACCGATTCCAATAAAGGACAATGGTGGGGTTTGAGAAATTACTTTGGTATCAGTGGTTACTTTTGCCCCAAGTGTTACGATAAAGTATCTCATGACTCATATAATAAACCTAATCATCCAGGAGAATATCTTTTGATACTGCTCAAGCAGTCATCAAAAGATACTCAGTGGTACGAACGTGTCGAGTAGCCATCGACTAGTGTGCGTCCGCATGATTGAAGCAGTGTCGCAGCTGCAGGACCTTACTCTTAGGTAGAGAAGAGCGATGGCACTCGATAGTTTCCTGTGGTCGTTGGAGCGGATGGAAGGCGTAGTTGAGAGAGTGAGTAGGCTGATGGTCGCATCCGGGTTACCCCCTTTTGCGATACCAGACGACGCATGAAAGCTTTGGATACGCTAATTAGTACCGCCGCACAGGGAAAGCATTTTATAATCAGAGGCGCTAACATAGAAAGGACCTTTAAATGACTGATAAGAAAATTAAATTTAAAGTAGAGTTTGCGCCCGGCGCGTTTGACTCATTTGAAGGCACTCAAGAAGAAATGAATGAAATGATCAGAGAAGTACAGGAACTGTTCTCTAACATGACCTTAGAAGACTTACAACATAATGATCTTCTGATGGATCTATCTGAACTTAAAGAATCAGATCCAGAACTTTACGAACAAGTAATTAATAATCTAGTTAGTAGGAAACTGCATTGAATGAACCATTAAACATTCGAAAAAATCTGAGGTTAACATGACTACGCCAGAAGATTATGGTTATATCTTATACGGTGCTGTTCGTTCACTGCTGCTTAGTAATAAGTATTATAAAAAAGCAGTGTATTCTTTTGATAAACCAGCCTTGACAGCTGAAGGAGAATGCGCTGTAATATCATTGATAAACATGATAGCTCCCAGTCTACTCAGTGCTGTCACTGCTGAAGACGCACAACGAGCTAAAGAAATGGTAATGTCTGAACTTATAAAGGAAAATATATGAGCTTTGAGATTCTTTATGAAACGCATGCCACTGGTGTAGAATTAGATACTCGCAAACAAGAAATTGAAAACCTCTTAAAAAAGAGTGTATGCGAAGTCACTTTTACTAAAGTAGATGGCACTTTACGGACGATGCCTTGCACAATGGACGCGAGTAAGATTCCTTATTCGCCGCGTCCTACTTTGAAGGCTACTAATACCACACTTAATATTACTGAATCTAAGCAACCTAGGGTACGAGTCAAGTCTGAACATAATCTCAGTGCCTGGTGTACTGATAAGCAAGCATGGCGCAGCTTCAAAGTAGCCAATGTAACTCATGTAAAGGTGATCAATGGAAATTAAAAAGCACTGGTTCGCTGATGTGGAAGAAGATCCTGAGACCGGAGATTTGGTCATGATCTTTCCACCTGGTTTGTTGACTGAACTAGGTTGGACCGAAGGCGATGCTCTTGTTTGGAATGTAGCTGACAATGGTGATGTGAGCCTAAAGAAAAAGCATGATCAAGATCAGTAGGGCGTTTGTTGATCCGGTGACAGAACTCGCAGAACCAGTGGCAAACGATCTAGAGTTCGATTTACTCAGCACTGATTGGATCTTGGAAAAGGTGCGTGTTAGTGATGACTATGCCAAATATTTATATGCGGCACTTTGTAATAATTATTTCATTAAAAACGATGTGTGGCCTTTGTTGAAGGGTGAACGATGGGCTCGGAGCTGGCGTGGTGCTGGCAGAATCATCGCTGACATGCGTGGCACGGGCAACTACATGGATTGGTATCTCTCAGGCAACGAAGGACTATGCACTGATGAGATCCGAGCAGACCTATTGCGTTTAGGCTGGATTGTAATCGATGATACTGATTAAAAGGTAAAACAAGTGCTTGCTAGTTTCTAACTAGTCACGCACAATACATAAATGCTGTTGAACACAGCTGTTACAAATAAGGAGAAATCATCAATGTCAATCAATCTAAAGAAGTTCAATCTCGAAACCAAGCAGGGCAAGCTATTCAAGGCACTGGTCCTAGATCGTGAAACGCTTACTGAAGCACAGATGACCAAGCGTTTTGGTCTGAAGAATCCAACCGCTCAGATCAGCACGATCCGTCAGCGTGGATTCGCTATCTATGCTAAGCGTCGAGTTGCTGGCAATGGTCATGAGGTTACTGAGTATCGCCATGGTGAAGCTAGTCGAAAGATGGTTGCAGAATACTATCTGCTAAAGTCCAAGGTAGCTGAAATGGGCTCAAACGCCTAAGGTTGCTCGATAGAGTGAGTTTAAAGGCGCTTTGGCGCCTTTTTTCTTGGGCAGGTTAAATATCTATATGCCCAGACGAGCGTTTAATCTAGAACTAGACCTCCGAACTCACCCTGATGTGATAAGAAAGGTCCAACGAGAGCGTATTTACGCACAAAATCTTTATGCAGCACTTTGTAACAACGAGTATGCTCCCAAAGACACATGGGCATTGTTAAAAAATCTACGTTGGAACTGTACGTGGTATGATGCAGCCACTATCATTGCTGAACTACGGCAAGAAGATCGAAGTCAATGGTATCGCTCTGGTCCTAGATTTCGAGAATACGCTGAGCAAATTGGCTATGTAGATGAAGGTTATATCACTGAGCAAATACAATATGACCTAGATAATTTAGGATGGATATTGTTGACTTGTCGATATATCCAGATCTGATTGATTTTTCTTTATGTTTGTTATAGACTGATTAAATGAGTAACAAATATACAACATACAATTCAAAATACCAAGTGCTTCAAGGCGGAGGTAACATCAGTACCAGTAAGAACGCACATAATCATTTAAACATCGGCGTAAATTCATCACCGGGTGTAAGAATTACTGGAACGTTAGAAGTTAACGGTGTCAACATCATGGATGCATTATCAAAAATAGAACAAAGACTTGCTATGCTTAGACCCAATCTCCATATAGAATCACAGTTTGAAGAACTTAGAAAATTAGGAGATCAGTATCGAGAATTAGAAGCTGAACTTTCTGAAAAATGTCGTATATGGAATATTCTAAGTGATCAGCCGGATGATGCAGCATGATCAAGGTTTGTGTTTTTAAAGAATTTATCGTTGACAATGACGATAATACGTTTTATCAAAAATGGCTTAATAGTGAATTGGGTAAATGGGTGGTAGAACACAGCCAGAAGGTAGAAACTTTTTTCTCGTTTTCACATAATACCTTAGTTCATGAACTAAGGTATATAGCGAAATTTTCTGAACAAGATTATTGCATGTTACAGTTAAAATTTTCACATCTACTTCCGCATTGATATATAATGTCAACTCGCCGAATAAACTGGCAAAAAGCACCGCTCGGTCAGCTGAGGTTAGTGTCTTACGGAGACTGGCTCACAGAAAAAGATCTGGATCCGATTGGGGAATGGTGCAATGCAACGGGCTGTGGCTGCAGAACATCATTTGACACCTTCAAATTTGCCACCGAAGAAGAAATCACCTTTTTTTTGCTAAAGTGGAAGTGGACATGACAAATAAGTTGGGCATGATAATAATAAATCCAAATGGAAAAGAAATAATAGACTGGCTAAATCAATATGTAGGTATGGTAAAACCAACAACGATTCCTACACGTTTTATTAAAGGAGAAGGGTGGAACATTGTTGTTACCACTATATTTGATACCAATAAGTACGAAGACAATATAGCGTGGGATATTGAAATTTCTAACACAAAACTAGAAACATTGTTTGCATTAAAGTGGTTATAATTAATTTAGCTGAAACATTTTTTGATTGCCCAGCAGCATGGCAAAACATGATCACGTTTATGCAAGATGACAAAGTAGTTGATGTCAGCGATGAAACTATTGCGCTGGAACTAAACAAATTTAATGCTAGATTATTATACAATAAAGGTTATTTTGTTGAATTTGAAACTGACAGTGATCATTTATTATGGTACCTGAGGTGGACATGATCTTAACAGCGTGGTATCATGTTACTGAGAATTTACCTAAAAAAGATGATTATTATCTGTGCATGGTTGGTTCTATGATGACAGGTGGCAATGAAATTAAATACTGCCGCTATCATAGTGCATTCCAACAATGGAAAAACAATGAAGGAACACAAAATGTAGTCTTTTGGACGCCAGAAAATCCTAAATCTTGGTACCAAAACCTCCGTGACGGCTCATGGCCACCATCAGAACATGCAGCTGCAGAACAAGCTAGGCAAGAGCTAGAAACAGCTTACCAGCGATATATTACTGTGACAGAGCTTACCAAAAAGTCTTGACAAAATATATACAGATAGTGTATACTAGAATCAATCTAAATAATAGGCAATATTAATGAATATCGATGTCAAATTTTGGAAGTTCGTAGCTCGGGAAATAGCGCCGCTGCTTTGTTTTATCATCAGCATTGTTGTGATCGTTGCTGTACCCAAGCCCTACAGCATAATTACTGCAGTTTTCATTGGAATAATTTCAACCGTATTTGCACTGCGCTCATTTTATGACTTTATGCGTTCTAAATATGAATTCTATCTTTATACGCAAGAAAAAACCTGGAACGTTTTAAAGGACACCAAATGAAAATCTATATCGGCCCATATAAAAACTGGATTGGACCGTATCAGCTGGCTGATTTATTACAGAAAGTTGGGGTTAGCAAAGATCGATGTGACAAGATTGGAAAATGGCTTAGCGAGACTTGGGTTAGTACTGTTTGCGCTAAACTAGATGGGTTAAAGCAGCGTCGAATCCGAGTTCGTATCGACAAGTATGATACATGGAACATGAATGATACATTGGCCCTGATTGTATTGCCAATGCTAAAGCAATTACAAAATACCAAGCACGGCAGCGGATTTGTAGATGATGACGATGTACCACAAGAACTACGCAGCACCAGTGCGCCAGCCAAGGAAAATGAATGGGATACTGATGATAACTTTCATCTTCGTTGGGATTGGGTTCTTGACGAGATGATTTGGGCTTTTGAACAACTGCAGCCAGATTGTGATTGGCAACAAAAATATCACACAGGTGAGGCTGATTATCAATTTGAATCCACAGACGAAGAATATACAGATCCGCTCACTGGCAAGAGCGAAAAACTATCTCGAATGATATATGGCCCAAATCACACGCTGGAAACTGATTGGGATGGCATGAAAGCCCATCAGTCACGTATTGACAATGGGCTACGTTTGTTTGGTAAATATTACGGAGACCTGTGGGATTAAAATGAAAATTTCTCTTTGCTCAGATTTACATTTGGAGTTTGGTAATATTGAATTGCCAGGCGGAGATATTTTGATCTTGGCTGGCGACATTTGTGAAGCAGTGAATTTAAACCGACACATTAAGTTCTTCACTGAAGAGTGCGCCAAATACAATCATGTGTTGTATGTAATGGGTAATCACGAGCATTATCTGGGCGCATTCAATGAAACATATGATTTTATCAAACAGCGAATGCCGGATAATGTTATCATACTGGAAAATGAATCAGTAAAAATAGATGATGTGTTGTTCATTGGCGCGACACTATGGACTGACATGAATAAGGAAAATCCAGTCAGCATGTTTGACATCTCGAAAATGATGAATGATTATCGTTTGATCAATTATGCACACGGTAGCCTTCCTTTAACACCATCAAATACTATCGAAACACACAAGGCAAGTCGAGAATATATCAAGAACACCCTAAACAAACTTGCTAAAACAGCACATACTGGACCAATAGTAGTAATCACGCATCATGCACCCAGTATTCAAAGTGTATCTGAATATTACAAAGACGATTTCCACGGTAATGGTGCTTATTTTTCTGATTTAGAAAATTTGATTTACTCGCATCCAGAAATTACCTACTGGGTTCATGGACATATGCACAGTCGAAGTGATTATCTAGTTGGCAACACACGAGTGTTGAGTAATCCTCGTGGATATCATCGCTACGAACCGCTGGCAGCTAGCTTTGATCCTAGTTTTGTATTTGAGGTTTAAATATCTTTATGGCAGATTTTATTTTCTATTTTATTACGATGTTTTTACTATTGAACACTATCTATGGTTTATTGCTGGTCAAGAAAAACCAAAATGACAAAAATTTTAAAAAACATATTGCTGAGTTTATTCGTCCAGTTAGACAAGAGCAATATGGAGATTGCTATTACTGGTTTGATAGCGAAAATGAGAAGTTTCTTGCCCAGGGTAAAACCTATATTGAGATCAGAGAAACCTTGAGAGCTAGATTCCCCCGTCATGTCTTCTTGATTGGCAACAACAAGATGATGGTAGGTCCTAACTTTGAAGTACTAGATATTAACCACGAAAATTTAAAAAAATTGGAGATTTAATGGAAGCGCAACAACCAGCAACTGGTATTCTTAAAAGCCAAGATTTTGGCGATTGCAAGTCATACAAAGTATCATGCGAATGTGGCAATAATGACTGTATCCAAAACGTTTATGTAGAAGCAGATGAATATGCAATTACTGTACAAATCTCTACTCGACAAACTACCTCATACTGGCAAAGTATTGTGGATGAACACCGTGACATCAAGAACAGATTTTTAGAAAAACAATGGTATGCTATTGCAAGATGGATTAACGGCATTTACAATCGTGCACGAATCACCTGTCATGTTTGGTTCAAAGGCTATGTTACATATGAATCAACTACATTGTTAAATCAGCAACAAGCATTAAACTATGCAGAAACTCTACGCCAAGCGGTAGAAGATGTTGCTAAAATACGTTCCGAACGTGTCAAAAAATTTCAACACACTCAAGACAACGCATTGTAATAATCCTATATATTGATATAAATAGGTTGCTATAATCACTTTCAAGAATATAATTTAATAAGAAGGAAACTAAAAATCTGTGCCTAAAGAAGAAGCTATCAAGCTGACCGGAACTATTGACGATGTATTGCCAAATACTGTCTTTAGGGTCAAGCTAGAAAACAATCATATTATTACTGCCTCTATCAGTGGTAAATTACGTCAAAATAATATTCGTCTGACTCAAGGCGACTCCGTTGAAATCGAAATGAGTCCTTATGATCTAAATAGGGGAAGGATCGTATATCGTAATAAATAGTATCATGGAACTACGTGATACTATCAATCTCATAGAAGCTAAAAGCAGTCGAAAACTGACGCAAGTCAAACTGCCCTACAGTCGAAATCAACTTGCTCCGAGCATGAGTGCATCTACCATAGACTTTCACTATGGTACCTTGTACAAAGGCTATGTAGATCGATTTAATAACGATGAGGGCGACGACCGCTTTAATGAAGCTGGTGCGTTTCTGCATGAACTATGGTTTACCCAATTCAAAGATCATGCATCCAATAAACGACCACAAGGTCGTATTCTAGAGTTTATTGAAAATAAGTTTGATAACATCACTGATTTCAAGAAAGAAATGCGCGAACATGCACTTAAGGTGCAAGGCTCGGCGTGGATATATCTATCTCGCTCAGGCAGTATCAAAACAATACCAAATCATGAAAAGCGAACTGATATAGTCTTGTTGATAGACATGTGGGAACATGCATATCAACGTGACTATGGTTCTAACAAAGGAAAATATATTGATAGCCTTTGGAAAATCATGAATTGGGAAGTACTCAGCCAAAGACTCTGACCTTCATCACATCGTAATAGTCGTCCGTATTGCTAAATACTGCATACGGAGATTTTTTCATGAATTTCGCTAATATTAACGTAGGCAATCAACCAGCGGACGGAACTGGCGATCCACTTCGGACAGCTTTCATCAAGGTCAACAATAACTTTGCAAACATTGCCAATGGCAATCTCACCGTGAACGCACCAGTGATGAGTGTAGCCGGCAGAATAGGCAACATAGTATTGTCGATCAATGACATAAGCGGTGGTGTCACATCAGCAAACATACAACGGCAATTATACACACCAGCGAACGTTTTAAATTGGAATGGCTCAGTAACTACAATATCACAAGCATTAGATCAATTGGCGCTTAGAATACACAATCTGGGCGGATAAATATAAAAAACAATCTGGATGAAGGAATAACATGGGTCTAGACATTTCACAAATCAATATAGGCGCAGCAGCTGACGACCAGACTGGCGAATCAATCCGCGGTGCTTTTACTAAGGTCAATAATAATTTTTCCAACACCCAGATCTTGGTTAATAACATCAACAGTACATATGCAAATACAATTTACGCACATTTTTCAAACGTAGCAATTGACAACATAGTCAGCGATGTTCGCATGATCGGTACAATGTATATCAACGATAGCCCGGTTGCGACTGTCGGAACCACATTTCCTGGCGGCGTGGTACCGCTTGTAGCTAACTTCTCTAACTCAACTCAGAGTACTACTACAACTAATGGCGCTCTGTATGTGCCGTATGGTGGTGTTGGAATCGGTAAAACCTTAAATGTTGGCGGATACGGCGTGTTTTCAAATGCCACAAACAGCACAACTTCTACCACAGGCGCAGTACAGATTGCAGGTGGATTGGGTGTAGCAAAAAATGCATTTATTGGCCAAAATCTAAATGTTGATGGTTCTACCACTCTTGCCTCTGTTAATACAAGCGATGTGGTGTCAGTTGGTTCTTCTACTGTATCAACAGCATACAACAATGGTGCGTTAGTTGTAACCGGTGGCGTAGGAGTTGGGCAAAATCTAAACGTTCAAGGTAATATCACTGTAGGAAATCTCAGTATCTTAACGTCCTTCAATCTAGCATCATCAGCTTCATTTTCAGTAGGTACATTTTCTACAAGTGATTCACTGATGGATCTTCATAAACCGTATACTGGTTCATTGAGCGTTGATGACGGTTATGATATAGGTTTAGTATTCAATTACTATAAAGTAGGCACCGGCGCATCTAGAGCAGCCTTAGTCTGGGCCAATGATACTACACATTTAGAATATTACGGCGCTGGTGTTGAAACTTCTGGTATAATTACTGGTGGTGTATATGGCACGGGTAAGTTTGGTGAATTTTGGTCAGTGAACACGACACCAAGCACAAGTAGTACCACTGGTGCAATACGTACTGCTGGCGGCATAAGCTCAGAAGGAAACATTATAGCAGGTGGAAATATAATAATGTCTGATGGCTTGTTCTGGTCAAATGGCGTTTCTTATGCAACATCAACTGCACCAACTTTTACAAGCACAGCCAATGTTGCTCAGTACGGACAAGTCAACGCATATACAACACAGACATTTTATCCTTTATTCAGCAACACAGCTACCACAAGTGGCAACACAACACTAGGTGTCAATTCAGACTTTACTTTCAATGCTACCTCAGGTAATTTGACTTCACCTGCAGGTCTAGTAAGCACAACTCATTGGGGTGCTGTGGCTGCTACTACTGCTAATGTAAGCTCAGGCGCAGCCAGTACCAGCACAACAACTGGTGCTCTAGTGGTCACAGGTGGCGTAGGAGTAGGTGGTGTAATTCAAGCAGGTGGTAATATTGTCGCTGCTTCCACTGCTGTGAGCAGCAGCACAACAACTGGTGCTCTTGTTGTAGTAGGTGGTTTAGGTGTAGGCGGCAGTATTAATATTCCTAGTACCCAGTTTTTAGATCTTAGCAATAACGGCGGCACAAGAATTTCTCGCGATGGCACATTAAATGGCCTTCGATTAGACACTAATAGCACTACTAGGCTGTTTATCAGTGACAGTCCGGGTAATGTAATAGTCACTTCAACAACAACAAGTGGTAGTGCATCAACTGGTGCATTGGTAGTATCAGGCGGCGTTGGCATAAGCGGCAACATCTATATAGGCTCAGGCGGTAACTCAGGTAATATATACATGGGTGGTTCTGGCTTGTTCTGGTCGAATGGCGTGTCGTATGCTACTTCTACTGCATCAGCTGCGCCAAACTTTGTTGCTACAGCCAATGTTGCTCAGTACGGACAAGTCAACGCATATACAACACAGACAT